TTGCAGAACGATACGGGATGAGTCAACAGTTTATTAGCAAAACAATCAACTATCCACAGCGTACCTGTATCGATTGTGGCATGCCTGTAGTTAAGAGAGACAGATGCCAGCAATGCCGTAAGTCCCATAATGCTGCTCAGCAACTCCAATGGGCACGCGAGAACAAAGAGCGCGTAAATCGGAAACAATCTGTTCGCTGGTACGCAGACGAGCAATTCCGAAAGCGCCATCGTAAAACTGCTCTTGAGTCATATCATCGACAACAAGCGAAAAAGAAAGGGGCGTAATTCATGAGAACACTCCTGCTGCGCTGGCTGTTTCAGCGTAGCAAGCCTGAGATACAAAAAATGCCGAGCTGGTGGGCGCATATGCAGCAGCGCATGGGCTATCAAGAGGGTTGGCAGAGCACCACTTGGACGAGCATCCGCGATGAGGTTGCCGCGCATCCTGAGATGTGCGATCCGGACGTGAAGCCGAAGTGGACGGCGCACATCACGCGCATTCTCATCGATCAGGAGGAGACGCTGGCCGAGGCACATTTCCAGTGGTGGAGCGGCGATACGATACAAACGGTGGCCATTGATCAGTGCGCCACGATACCAATGTTAGCTGAAGTATAGAAAGGTAAAAACAATCAGCCACACATCGTTATTGGGAGATAATTGATCCTGCAAAGATGGTAGCGCAGCCAGATTGGGATGAGCGACTGAGAGGGTACGCAAAAGAAGTGGGCATTGACTTGGGCGAAGAGAAGCCACAGTGGCACTTGATAGCCTACTTTGATTGAGGAGCACGTACGCGACACAAAGCCGCAGGGGGCAAACAACAACCCTGCGGCTTTTCTGTGCCTGGTTATTTTCGTGCGAGCGTGGTTTGAGGTCACTCAGGACGCACGGCATTCCTCGAAGTTTTACGTGTTCCAGAGGGTGCGGAGTTCTCTTCCACGGTACCGTTGCTGGTACAGGTATCTATTCTACCACAGGCGCAAGAAAACAGAAACGTTCCTACGTTCCTCATGCATGTGATACGATAGCACACGAGAATGGAGGGATGGTTCGATGAAATCTGTAGTTTTACATATACACACGTATCTTTTGCTCTATGTAGGGATCGCCATTCACGTGCTGTTTTATGTCTCAGCACTTTGGACTGGCTGGCTAGATGTGTTTTTTTCTGGTTCCTCTACCCACTATGCTGACCCAGGTATCGACTTCTTCCAGGTGGTGCGTGGTGCCTGGTCCTGGTGGCATGGCGGCAGCTTAACGGGAGTGGCGCTGCCAAGCGGGCAGGTCTATGCGCCCGCCCTGCACTACGCCGTGAATAAGAACGTGTACAGTCCACTCTTCACAATTGTGTTAGGCACGGTTCTGATGCTGCTCGCTCCCCAGGACTCCTACGCGGCCTGGATTCTCATCAAGCTGTTGCTGGATCTCCTGCTGATTTCTTTCTTCTGGAAGCAGGTGCGCGGATACAAATATGGACAGCTCGCCACGTTCATCCTGCTGGCGAGTCTCGATGAGTACGCGGAGCTGGCGGCGGGCCAATATCATTTGGTGTTCAATGCCTGCCTGCTACTCTTCCTGATGATGCAGAAGCGATCGCAACTAGGAATTATCCTCTTCTATGCGGCAAGCATCCTGGTGAAGCCAGTTGGCTTGCTCTTTGTGCCAGCGCTGGTGTTCAAACGCCACTGGCGTCTCGCGCTGTTTGCCCTCGCGCTGGTTGTGCTTGCTACCTGGCCATTCTTGCTCAATAAAAGTGGCATGTACTATATCAACAACCTCGTGAAAGAATTTTTTCACCCAGACTCTCCTGGGCCGGATCAAATCATGACACTCAATGCGCTCTTGCGCTATTCCTTCCGATGGCCAAACACGGCCTACCAGGCCATCCAATACGCAGCCCTGGCGTTGGTGTTGCTGCTGAGCGCGAGCAAACGAACGCCGCTGGCTACATCGATTTTCTTCTCCATCGCGTATTTTTTGCTCTTTTACAATTTGGTCTATGAGTATGATTGGAGCACGCTTGCCTACGTCCTGGCGATCTGCGTGGTTTTCTGTCCGGCGTTTCAAACGAGAACAGCACGCATTTGCATCCTGCTCACCTGTTTGCCCAGTTGCTTCCTACTCTTGCGGCTCTTCCATGTTGACGTGAGCTTTAATAATCATCTCGGGTTCCATCCGGGACTGGTCGCCTGGCGTTGGATGGTGGTCAGCAAGATAGTGCCCTTGCTGCTATTGTGTGGAAGCGTGCTGGCCGGGGATGTGGTCTTCTTCCGCAAGTCGAGGCGGCTTTTCTGTGCACCGCGCAAGTCCGGCCAGCCAACAGCGGCAGAGTGTGTATGCTGGCCGGGTGAGAACGCGGCGAGTCGGGTCCCCACGGCTCGAACGTGGCTTTCTCATCTTGCGCGCAGATGAGCGGGTTCCCTTCGTTACCCCAGATCCCGAACGTGTACAGTATAGCACAATCACGCGCTCGGTGCTGTTGGAGGTGGTGCGCTCGCCCTCGGTGGCACTGGTAGCGGGATAGCCACTGGCGCTGGGCTCGGACCAGTGGGCGCGGGCAGTTTGTCGAATGGCGACGGCACGTCTGCGAAAAACAGCATGAGCGTGCTGAGCGGCCCGCGCATGAGAAATGCCACATAGGCCAGGATCATCAACAGCGAGGCTTGCGGGTTGCCTGCGATGATATTTCCACTGAGCCAGGCGGAGATCGCGGCAGTCCCCACGACAAAGAGGGCAGCAATGAGCGCATTCTGCCAGGCAGCAAGCCGATCAGCCATGAGGTAGTGGGCGATAGCTGCTGCAATAATGGGCAGCACAAGGGCGATGTCTTGTGGAAGTGTGGGTTGCATGATTCCCTCCGTTTCAAATGTTATAACACTTCGTCCTATCAAAAGAAACACTACTGCTTGAGATCCACCAGCACCCTGCTCAGCAGCGACCCAACTGTATTCGACGCTGAGATAGCCGCCTGCAGCTGGGCCACTGCATCGCTTACATTGGGCATGGGTTGTGGCGTAGGCATCCCCGGCGCATAGTTGAGAAAGTCGGGATCAGTGATATGGCACAACGAGAATGCACCTGTCCCTGGCTGCGTGTCCTTTGCGTGGGCGGGATCGTAGAGCACTGCCGCTCGCTCAAAGATCTGCAACACTACTTGCTTGCCGTTTCCTGCTGGCAAATAGATCTCGTTGGTGAGTGGCAGGCCAACAAGAGGCAGGCTCTGTCCATCCATCGAAAGCTGCGAGAAAAACGCCTTGATGCCGTACTGGACAATGTGGCCATTCTGTTTGCATTGCCAATGATCGGCGTCGAGCGCCGCGAACCATGCGCCGAAGTCGGCGGAGCTGGTTGAATACTGTTGCATGTTTCCTCCTAAAAACACATTGGCGTCTACCGGGGTGCTTATCCCCGGAATTTGGGCTTTATCCGTCCACTGGATTGCCAGGTACGTCGACCAGGGCGGTGGACACGCTGGCCGGGCTGCCGGGTCAAAGGTCCAGTTCGCTAAAATCAAGGGGAACTGGGCGAGGCGGGGGTCTTGCAAGTGGGCACGCACATACGAATCGCTGGCATAGATTGTTGGGGTGACCCCAAAGAGTTGCCTTGCGGCGACTAGCCACTCATATGCCCATTCCGCTGTGGCTGCCGGAGTGTCCTGCTCATAATCCAACATAATCAGGCCGTCGCCCACATTCCCGACTGTCTGGAAAAACCACGCTGCCTCTGCGCTGGCGGCGTTGAGATCGGGCCGTCCGTAGTGATAATGGACGATACGAAGCCCAGCGGACTCAGCCCCGGATCGGTTCGCCCGATACCGCGGGTCAACGTATCCAGTGCCTTCGGTGGCCTTCATCGCGATCATTGAGGACCATGTTTTGTAGGTTGCCCAGTCGATGGTTCCTTGCCATGAGGATATATCTGCGTATTGTGGTGCTGCCATGGTATCTCCTATGGAACGGCTACTATTTCTAGCGTTTTGACGAATGAATGCACAAATGCGCCTGTACTATTATTTGTCAGCTTGATAAACAAGATCCATGACCCCGGCACGGATACATCGGCACTATTCCAGGCATAGTGCGCCTGGCCTGCGACAGCATTATCAACTGTCCATGTGCCTAGGCCATTCTTTGCTGAGCTAAAACTGCTTGGATCTTGCATTCTCAAGCTGATCGTCAGGCCAGTAAGGTCAAACGCCTGTAACACTCCATTTACGTATTGAGCAAACTGAGGGGTAAAATTGACTAAGGTATCTCCCTGAAGTATCGGGGAGAAATTATCGGCCACAAGCGTGATTGACATAGCGTCTCCTATCCGGCTTGCAGATCGCTTGAAAGAAGCGTGTTGCCATTCTCAAACACAAACAGATATACGGCGTCCTTCTCGCTACGCTTCCAGCCAATGCAATGTACCGTCTCCTGTGGCGCGCTGGTTTCGTCCACGAGGTTGATAGCAATGCGCCGCCGTCTGAAAAAGATTGGTTTCGCGCCTTCAGGAATTGCTACAGCGTGAACGGGGACAGCTCCCTGATAGAAGAGCGTCAAGGCTGTGCATCGCTCCTGATCAACGCTAGCAAAGCCGCCAACTGCGTGAGTTTCATCTAAATGCTCAGTATCAGAGTAGGATGCTCGCCACGAGTAGATATCCTGTACGTTTACCGATACTTCCATTGTTCCTTGTTCTTCATTCATTGTTTATGCCTCATCATACTGAAGAAGTATGCTTGGAAGTGCTATAGCCGTACCAGCGCCTCCTACATACGTGTGGTCTACCCCTAGCACAACAACCGCCATCTTGCCGTTAGGCCCGGCGCCGGACGTGGCTACAGTGGCATTGTCGTACACAGCCGCACTGGTCGTCATAGCCGTGTAGCCTGCCGGTGTTGCGCCATTGGAGCCGCTTGACGCTGGCCTGTTGCCTGCTGCTGCTTGCGCGTACGACGCAACCGCAACCGCTTGCCAGAACAAAGCGAGCCCAGTGCTGGCCGCGCCTGATTGGTAAATGTTGCGATTGCTGATATTGGTGGTGCCGGTCCCGGTAACGGCTAGCACGAGGTTCTTAATCCAAGAGAACACGGTGCCTGTTGTTGTTGGAACTGAGATAGGCGTTGTAGTATCCGTGATCGAATCGGCAAGATTAAAAGTCACACCGCCTTCAGCATTGGCCCACGAAACAGATGCGCTTGTTCCCGCTTGTGCTTGACAAGTTGCCGCGCCCATATATTTATTCCTCCAGTTTAAACAATGAGCGTCGTCTGACCGCTCGAAACAATAAGTGTAGTTTGTCCACCAGTCACGATCAACGATGCCGCGCCGCTTGGAACGAGCAACATAGCGTTTGGCGCAAAGACAAAGCTGCTTGAGAGACACGCAGAGCAAGGAACAGTGCGCGTTTTCGCAAGTCTTGCATTCGCTCCAACTGTGCGTGTGCTCGTCGTTTTGAGTGCCGTTGTAGTGCCAATCGTCCGCTGGCTGGTTTGCAGGAGAGCTGCGCTGGTCGGTACGGATCTGGCCTGCGTCGTTTTCAATGCCGCTGTTGCTGGGATCGTGCGTGTATTGGTTGTTTTGAGGGCTGCTGTATCTAGAATTGTCCTCAGTTCAGGCGCGTTCGTGACCGTTAAGCTATCGAACTGTGTATTGGTAGCAGAGCTTGAGTCACTACCCAGGCCAAAGCCTCCAGCCGATGAAATCGCGGAATCGGTAATTGTAGCCTGAAAACTGCCTGGTTCTCCAGATCCGTCAGCCCATGCTTTCAATGAGAGTGAAGTGCTCACCAAACGGAATCGCAACCAGTAGGCACTACCAGCCGAATACGTGAAGCCTACACTTCTCAGTGTTGTAAAGGTGCCAGCATTATTTACGCCAATAACCAGATTGCCGCCGCTGAGCACACCATAATAGAAATTGTTGATATCCTGATAGCGAGCAACACACCCTATATCGCTCGTATCCGCTGGATTGACGCGCACCAGGATCTCAACGCTCGCCGCCGTTTGCGAGCCCAGGCGAAAGACGTTGAACGTGCCACCTGAAGCAGAGTTGCAGGTCCCTTTGTTGGATGTGATCGCCCAGGTCATGGCCCCACGTGCTTGTGACCACGTGTCCGTACCATCGGATGCGGTGCCGAATCCGACCTGATTAGCCCTGCTAAAGGTATCTGTTGCGAGCGTGCTCATAGTTCCCTGCTAACTGCCTTGATGGTTATCAATGTGGATGGACATACGCCAGCACAGAGATAACATTCGAGATGACAATGCCAAGAATGGCGGCATAGGTGCCAATGCGTGACCATGTACGATCTGGTCGCTCCTCTGCTTGCTTCTTTTGCTCTTTTGCTTGTTCTTCAAGTAGAGCAAGGCGAGACGTAACGGAGATTCTAATTTCGGCCATGCTGATTTTCATCTCATTTTGACTTGTGACCAGTTCTTCTATTTTGTTGCGCAAGTCCTGAGAGTAGGTCATACGTGGCTCTCTCTTTCTCGCTGGTGGTGTTGGAGACATACAAAATCCTCTATTCTTCTATGCTGAACGCTAGGCTTTCGCGCTCGGCTTACTGCCGCTTATTGAGCGCATGATCTTGTTGAACATCTTCGCCCAGGAGGCCAAAGCCGCCGCCTCGGATGCAGTTACCACAAAAACGTACTGGATCGCGCCACCCGTCGGCGTGCTGATGGTTCGCGCGGAAATACCCACCTCCACGATCAAAAACACCGAGTCAAAAATGTTCAGCTGAGGAATGAAAATCGGCAGCGACTGCCCCGCTTTCAGCCCAGCGTGCAGTGTCTGGCACTTGATCGTCCTGGCGCCCGATGTTCCATATCGCTGCAGCAACTGGTTGGCATATGCGGTCGCCGCAGCCTTGTTCATGGCCTGCTGGCTCACATCCTCCACCTGTTCGACGATGCCAGTCGTGTTATCGACCGCCGCGAGCTGCGCCTGGCTGACCGTGTTTGGAAACTGGCCAGTGTTATCAATCGAGAAATCGATGCCAAACGAGCCAGTGTAGGTGATAGCAAGCGTGTCCGTAGCCTGCAAGACCACCTGGCTGTTATCCTGCACGATACTGCTGCCATTCAGCGTGTAGTAGTACTGCCGCCCGCTGTCCTTGCCCTGCAGACCGACGGAAACCGCCAGACCGTTCAGGGTAATGGTTGGTGGCGCCACCACCGGGTTGGAGAGTGCCCAGGTGCGCGTCTGGCCATCCCCATGCCTGACCTCGCCAAACGTGGCCGTGTCGTAGACCCCTTTTAAGATCTGGCGATTCCTATAGAGATCGCCGCTGTACTCGACCGTTGGCATGGTACCGAGCAGTATATCTGTTGATTGCAAGATGTAGGGCGAGTTGGTCGCAGTGCGCGCCTGGAACGTGATGTTTTTTTGCCCGTTGATCGACCACCAATAATTGCTCTTGGTGTTCAAGTCGTCGATATTGTCGCTCACATGCGCTTGTCGATAGTCTGCGCTCGGTACCAGCACGCCAACGCCAAAGGAAGAATCGGCAGCGAACGCCTGGTGGTCCGTCACTTGTGGTGTAGCGGTTGGTGAGCTGGTTGTCAGCACGTGCTTGCTACACAGCGCCGTGGCCGCCAGATTCGCCGGCTGTGGCGTGATTTGTAGGAGGTATATGTACGACGTTCCCACGTCGTTGCGCAGGCCACTCGATCCCGCCGGCAGCGGTGTGCTATCGGTGTAGGCCAGGACCTGGTTCTCGTCCATCGAGACGGTTATGGTGCCTGCAAGCATGGTCACATGGAACCGATGGTGGGTTTGTGCCTGAAACGTGATAGACGCCGTGGCGAGCTGCGTAGTTACGCCGCCTGAGATCTTATTGAGGATCACGGTATTAGGCGAGACGGACGCGCCGCTATCTTTCACGATCAGCTCATAATAGTTGCTGGCGTTCTGCCAGCCCCACACGAGGCCAGCATTCTCGCTCTGGTAGAGGTCGATCCACAGGTCGTTATCGTAGGCTCCCAGGTTGTTGTAGAGCAGGATCGCCTTTGTACCGCCAACAGCAATTAGCCTGCTATTGGCAGTATCCCAGGTCCAGGTGGCCACACCGCCACCACTCCCGAATGTGCTGGTATAGCTCGTGTGCGTATCGCTCGTGAACGAGTCATTGGCGACGGTACCAACCTGCGAGAGTCCGGCGTTGTAGCGCGCCAGCACATCAGCCGCGGTGAGCGGTGCAACAGCGTTGACCGTGGTCGGATTGGCCAGGTCAACCTCCGCGATGCTGCCTTTAAAGAAATTGCTGGCGAGAGCAGGATTGTAACCAATCGCCAGGGCTTGCGCCGCCGTTCCTACGCTCCCTGAGAGCGCGATGCTGGCTTGCTGTGCGCCATTGAGGGAGAGCTTGATGGTGGTACCGTCCCAGGTCGCGAGCAGGTGATACCATGTGCCAGTCAAAAGCGCCGTACTGAATGTGGCGGTGGCACTCGTTGCGCCATTGCCAATCGTACAGAAACAGCCAGCGAGGGAAGCGTTCAGCCCCAGATCGATCCCATTATGACTGACCGCCGGGTTATCGTTCGCGAGCAGCCTGGTCACGCTCCCCACGCTGGCACTCGTATTGAACCAGCACGAGACTGACAGATTGCTCCAACCATCCGTTTTGAGTGCGCTGGCAAGCTGGATAAAGCCCGTTGAGCCATCGAAGCTCATAGAGGTGTTGCCCAGCTCGCCCGGCCCTTGCAGCGCACCTGCCGCGCCAAGTGTTACCCCGCCATGCAGCGTTCCGCTATAAGCATTGCCAGAGCTATCATTGGCAGTCGTGCCGCTACTCTCTGAGAGATGATAGTAGCCCGATGGTTTGCGCTGAAAAACAAGCGTGCTGTAGAGCAGTGTCGAAATGCCTGGGATCTGGTTGCCCGCGGCGCTGGCCTGTTGGAATGTTACGCCATTGTCTGTTGAGGTGTAAACCGTTAGCCCGGTATTGGCAGGCAGGTTGGCGTTCCAATTCACGACAGAGTTGTTCGCGCGACCTGCATTGGTTAGTGGCGCGGACGGATCTGGGTAAGCAGTGACTCGAAACGAATCGAAGCTCGCGACCCCGGTGCCATTCGCCATGAGCGCAAAACCGCCTGAAGCAATGCCTGTGTTGTAGTGATTGGCTATCTGCGCAGCACTCAAAGCCGTGGAGTAGATGGCAACTTCATCGATAAGACCGGAGAAGAAATCTTGCGCCGTGCTATTTTCCGCTCCAATGCTGGCGAAAGCCAACGCGATGGTAAGCGTAAATGGCGTTGGGCCTGCTGCTAAAGCGCCATTGACGTATAATCTCGTATTTGTGCCGTCGTACGTGCCAACAACGTGATAAGCGGTATTGGCACTGATATTGCTGCTTAAAATGTCTCCATTGTAGGTCGTGCACATGAATTGCGCCGTTGTGCCGCTGCTCTTGATGGATAAGCCAGCCATCTTCTGATTGGTACCATAGGTGCCAAAGCTCGCTATGGAGTGGTACGTTGCAGACGGAATAGCTGAGATTTTACACCACGCCTCGATTGACCAGGCGCTTGCTCCAGTTGGCAGTCCGGTCGTCGGAAGCGAGACATAACCTGTAGAGCCATCAAAGAGCATACAATTGTCGCTATCGCCGGTCAGCAGTCCAGATTGACTCTCGGTGATCGTGCCATGGAGCGTGCCATTTTGTGCTCCACTGCCAATATCTACAGCAGTGGTGTTTGTATCGTTGAGCCTGTAGTAGCGAATTGGCGCGTCAGCCAGGACCGTAGGCTTGTACAGACTATCAGCAACGGTCACATTCCAAGTATTCGTTGGCTCCGTTGTGCCATCCAACCACACGCGGCCATACAGCGTCAGTGAGGTCAATCCGCTTGCCACAGCGCGGAATCGCATTCGGTAGAATGTGCCGGTTGTGAGCGTGACACTCGACGTGGCAACGGTGACATTCCCAGCTCCAGAGTTGCGCACAATGTTAAGCGAGGTCGTGGAGGCGACCAGGCGGTAATAGTGGCTAGAGTCGTTATAGTGCAGCTCCATGCCGGCGGTCATTGCGCTGGCTGAGAGTGAAAAGCGTACCGTTCCGTCTGTATCCTGCTGTGTCGCACTGCCTGGGCGCATGTGCACATCACCAGTGGTGTTGGTGATGGTTGCCTCGTTGCTCGTGACTGCTGTTGTACCAGTGCCAACTTGCGTATAGGCCTGCCCGTTGGATGCGTTGCCCCAGCCAGATCCAACAGGAAGCCGCGTCATGCTGTCCCAGGCGAGAGGTGCGTTGGAGCGCGTGCCAGTTGAGCTATACGCGCCCACAACAAAAAGGGTCACCGCCTGGATGTCGGGCATAAAGAGGTTGGTGGCTGCGGTGGACGCGCTGATGGTGAGCCGGATTTTCACCTGCGTGTAGCTCGACACGTTTGTACCTGGCGACAGCCCCGGCACGGGCAGTGATTGGAAGTAGCCTTGAGTCAAGACCAGCGGCGTCGTCAACGCGTTTGGGCATGTAGTCCAGGTCGAGCCATTGTTAAGCGAGATCTCGACCAGGAACGTCGAGATGCTGGTATTCACCGACGGATCAATCTGAAGGATGATCTGCGAATTGCTAATGGTGGTTAGGCTATGGATATCAATGGCGGGACTCACCCAGGTGCCGGAAAGCGTCGCCATAATCCCAAAATTGTCAAAAGTCGCGGTTTGTGTAGAACCGGAACCATTAAAAAGACGCAGTCCGACGTAGCCAGCAGCAGTGTACGTGCTGTCGTTCACATTGATGTAGTTGACATCGTTCACGAACACTTGATGATTGTTGCCGTTTACAATCACTTTGAGCCGGTATGTGGTGCCTGCTGTTAGTGTCAGAGCCACCGTGGAAATGTTGGTAAATGCTCCTGCCCCAGTGCTATTTGTTCCATGGCCCAGTTGAACAAGTGTGGTGTTCAAATACACCATGTACGCATAAGAATCGTTTGCCGTCCCCCAATTCGTCGTGCGGTAGACGAGCGATGGTCCACAATTGCCGGAAAGGAGCGTGACATCACACTCCATCGTGAAATTTTGCCAATTGCTCCCGGCAAAATCCATGCGTGATTTGACATCCGTGCCCGTTCCACTGGTTAAAAAGAATTGTTTTTTCAGGACGCCCTGAGCCGGACTGGTCGCGCCGTAGAGCGTTTGACTGCCATAATTTGCATCATCCCAATTCCGCGCATAGCCGTTGAGTTGCAACGTGTTGCTACCGCTCAAATTGAGATTGGTGAGTGTGCCCGCGTTCCAGGCAGCGGCGCCATTATTCACATTGACGATGTCGCTCTTCGTACTCGCATACGAGGGATTGATCGTGCCGGTGATCGTCGAGAGCAGCGGGGTCAACGTTGGGTCGTTGCCAGCATTGTCGAAAACATAGGTCAGTCTGATCTTGACGCCCGACAAATTCATGCCGGGGAGGAGCCCAGGGATCGCGCCTTGATTGGTACAAGGCAAAAAGGTTACGCCGCTGTCAATCGACGCCGTGACGGAGTAGGTGAAGCTGTTGTTGGGCAGGATGATCGACCAGGTGAGCTGCGAACTATTGGCTATCGCCGCGCCCGAAAGATCGTACAAAGGACTGGCCAGCGCCCCATGACGCTCGTAGGAGGTCACCACGCTACAACTGATATTGGTGTAGCCGCTGTTTTGCACCGGCTGCGGCGTTGTCTGCGTAGCCGTCGCGGCGGGTCCAAAGATGGTGAGTTTCGTGATGCCTCCGTTCTGGATAAGAACGTTGCGGAAGTAAGCCGTGTAATTGCCCTGGTTGGCCCCGCCAAAGCACACAGCCGCATACGAGACCACCTTGCCCACCCACGGACCGCCAGCATCCAGAAAGAAACGGCGATTGTACCAGGTATTGGTTGCCAGTCCTGAAAGGTCATTGGAGATCCCAGGCCCAACACCTTGAACGTCAACACCAATCGCGGCTTGCGAGAGGCTTAACGTCGTACCATCAGTCATCACAAGATCCACCGTGGCCATTTGTTGCGGCGAGCTATCCGCGGTCCACACATCAAAAATGAGGTAGTCGGAGGCGGCAATCGTATACGACCCGGACCAGATCTTCATTTTTAGGGCGGGATTTGTTATGCCAGGCAAGCTTTCAGTGGCAGCGAACTTGATTGCCTGTGTGGGTGTAAAAGTGACGCCCCCGCTGGCCGGAGAGGTCAGGCCGCCTCCGGTGATGCCAGCATTGAAATCGGCTTGCGAAGTCTGCGAGAAGGTCACCACGCTGCCGGCGACAGCCAGCTCCAGATCACCCCCACCGGTGTTGCCTGTGCTCGCATTCGTTGCCGCCGCGGCCCCGGAGAGCGTGCCATTTTGCCAGTCGGACTGCAGCTCCGTCCAGTCCAGCCCAAAGTTGCCGCTGACGCCGTCCGGCGCCAAATACTGCTGGACCTGGAGCGCGGCAATCGGGCCAGCGTGTTGATTTTTGTGCATGCGCTTGTGCGTGCGCTTTGCAGGCACATAGAACTGATCGACACAATCCATTGACCAGAGATTGGTTGCGCTCGGGAAGAGGTTGCTCATTGTTGGCTTATTGACGAAACCAGCAAAGAGTGTGCCAAGCGAGCTATCCACAATGCTCACCATCTGGCCTTTGGAAAATACCACTGTGCCGGTGTCGTCTCTGAGGGTGAATGTCGCTTTGTCCTTATCATCCACTCTGTTGGTGATTTTGAGCGTGTTTTCGATGAGCGTGTAGGCAGTGCCGCCAACTTTCACGGTGAGTGTGCTGCTCATTAGATCCCTCCCACCGGATGGCCTGCGCTGCGCATACCGGAAAGCAACGCCTCGCCCAGGTCGTCGATCACTGCGCGTGCGAGCTCGTGACCGTTGACAATCAGCGGAATCACCAGTGTTTGTTTGCCACCACCGCCTCCGCGCATCAGGGATGCTGTTTGTGAGACGCCCAGCACCGTCGCGCCGCTTGTGCCGCCCAGGACCAGCTCAGGCTTGCCGGTCTCTCCAGCAACCGCCATACCACCAGGAGGCACCACGCCGCCCATTGCGAGTTTTGGAATGTCCGGGATCTTTGGCGGATGGATGTGGATCGGGCCAAAGTCAATGCCGAGCTTATTGACACCATCTATAAAGTTATCAATGGCTCCGATTATCCAATTTATCCCAGACTTGATCCCGCCCACGATGCCATCCCAGACGTTCTGGAAGAAATGTGCTACGTTTTTGAGTGCCTCTTGCAGAATGATAGTGGTCACAATCCACGCCGCCTTGACCCAGGCGGTTACTTGCGACCAATGCGTCCAGAGGTAGATGATCGCACCCACCAGCAGCCCGATGGCGACAATGATCGCCAAAATCGGCCAGGTCGCGGCAATCGTGGCAGCTGCAGCGGCCCACGCCCCCGCTGTCCACGCGATAAAACCTGCAATCATGCCCGGTATGGCGGTCGCAGCGGCCACGACAGACTGGGCGATAAACGAGATGATCGCCGGAATGAGCGAGGCGATGAATTGGCCAGCAGTAACTACAGCGGATGCGCCCGCCTTGACGATGGACGCGATAAAAGAGGCTGTCATCTTGGCGCCAGCAATCACCGCCTGCACGCCGGACGCAATAAACTGACCAACCATGAGCACCAGCTTGGCTGCCGCCTGGTAGCCCTCGACGCCAGCCATGACGATCTTCGTGATAAACTGACTGGCCATCTTGGCCCCGGCCACCACGGACTCCACGCCTGATTTAATGATCGCCGGGATATAGAAAGCCGTGAGAGCACCCGCCACTCCCAAAATGATGCCCTGGTGATCATTCAGAAAGTGCGAGACATTTTGGATCGATGTACCAAGCGTGTTCAGAGTATTCTGAAGTAGTCCGCTTTTCACAAACCAGTTATCAAAATTGGTGAGGATGGGACCAATAGCCCCAACGATATTGCTTAGTGGCGGGAGCAGTACACTGCCGATGTCGATGCCCAGCGTTTCAACGCCCGCCTTTGCCTGGTCCATTTTGAAGTTGAAGTCCTTCTGCACATCGGACCACCCCGAGATCCCGCTGCCACCTTTCTTGACCGCCCCAGAGATGTTGTCCACGTTATCCTTGAAGGTTTGCAGGTGCGTGCCGGTGAGATCCAGCATGCCCTGCATCTGCTTGCTGCCGCCGGCGATGTTTTTAAGCGCATCCTGGAAGGCGATGGACCCCTCGGGGAATTTATTTTTCAGATGGTCCATGATCATCCCGAGCGTCGCCGGCAGGGAGACTTTCATGGAATCACTGACCTGCTGTGCCGACAGGCCAATGTCTTCCAACGCCTTGGCACCAGATTTGGAGGGCGAGGCCAGTTGCATGAGCGTCTGACGCAGATACGTCGCCGCATCGGCTGCTGGCACTCCTTCACCGGTCATCGTCGCCATCGCACCCATCACGTCGCCCAGTCCCACCTTCACGGAGCTGGCTGTGGGCAGAATGGAGGCCAGGGAGGCTGAGAGGTCCTGCATATGGGTCTTGCCAGAAGCGACGGTGGCCACCAAGAAGTTAGTGGCCGCAGCTGCGCTCACGTTCTTATCGGCGTAGTCGGTCATGATCGTGGTCACGCCATCTGCGACTACGCCCAGGTCAGCATTGCCGACCTTCGCGCCCTCGGCAGCCGCGCGCAGCACATCCAGGCCTGCTTGCCCGTGATAGCCCGCGGACTCGATCATATACATGCCGTCGGAGAGCTGCTTCGTGGATGTGCCCGTCTCTGTCGCCATCTTGAGGATGCCCTGGCTCACCAGTCCGATGTTCTTCTGGCTTTCACCAGCACCTGTCACCAGAGATGTCATGGATGCCTGGAAGTCGCCTGCCATCTTGACGGACGCCGCACCAACGCCAAGTGCTGCGAGACCGAAGCCGGTCAGCAGCATCTTCGCGCCAGCAACACCGCGCGTCAGATCGGTCAGGTCAGCACCGAAGCTGACAACAAGCGTCTCCAGATCCATCTTTGTCTCTATCCTCTATTGCGTGCTTCCCACGCGTCCTTTTCGGCTTTCGCGACCATTTCAAAGTAGGCTCGCCAGTCCCAATACTCGGATTGGCCGATCATTTGCTTGGTCATCGCCACGCTCGTATGCGTCACGCGGCGCGCGAGCGTGAACCAGAATACTTCGTTCGGGTCAGACTCTAGTTTTTTTTCGCGTTGGCAATCGCGTTTTTGTCGAAACCAAAGAACTCAGCAATTTGCAGGCTGAGTGAGGTGAGTTTCGTTCCTCCCCGGCTTGCGATGGCGTCTCTGTCTGCAAGCTGAAAAATCAGTTCGCCCGTCGCCTTATTCGCCAGGCAACGCACGATGATTGCAGCCGTCTGCGTGACCTCATCCATGTTCGGGTCTTTGTCCCACTGCTTTTTGAGCCGACCCATATCGTTGCCCGGCACATCTTTGAGGATGAGTTCAGTGCCTGGCTCCAAATATGGGGCTAACCAATCAGGGATCTCAACATCTGCAGTCTTTTCAGGCGCGTTGAGAAACGCCTCGCGAATTTTCAGTGTATCCATGCGTGTTCTTTCTATGCGTATTGGCCGGCGAAGTAATACCATTGGCCATCGACGGTATAGTTCAAGTTTTCCTCTTCCAGTCCGCTCACTGGCACCTTGATATCGTCCGATTTGAGGCGCGCGAAGCCCTCAAATCGCTCTGTCGCGTTGCGTCCAGTCAGGCAGGAGACGATAAAGGCCGTGTTGGCGGTGATCTGGTTGGAGAAAGTGAGATCGCTATAGAACTGGGTCAGCTTGATATCAGCGCCAAGCATACCTGGCACGTAGGTTTTCCATACGCTGCCAAAGGTGCTTGAGTCATAGAGATCCAGAGCAGGGGCGGCCTCCCACTGCTTCATGTTGGCAAAGGTGCTGAAAGGAAGATAGGCTCCAGTCTGGATGCGGCATGACGGTGTAGCGCCCGCGACCGGGTTTGTGAATAACACCTGGCCGGTGACGTAGCGAATCGTGAAACCGCTCGTTACCGTGGTCCAGGTTACGCCATCAGGCGCGGTCTGAACGACAAACGTGGCCGTGCGATCCCAGTAGCGTTTCGTGCCGAAATCAGCAGATGGCACGTTGAACGTCTTGTGGTCCCCGGCGTCCGTTAGGTTGTAGTTACTCAAAGCCACGTTGGGAGTAGAAGTGATAATCACGCTGCCCCCGAATCCGGCGATAGGAGTGCCCATAGATCACCTCGTTTCTAGGTGTAGGTGATCGCGCCGCTGAACGCGAGCGTGAGCGAGACTTCTTCCGGGGCATTGACAGGATCTTTATAGTCAATGCCTTTCACAAACGCCGTTCCTGCATAGGTGTGCTGCGTGGCACCACCTGCCGTTGACGTGAGCAGGGTAAGCGAGACGGATGTGCCATTGAGGATAGCTGTTTGCATCGCGACCTGGCCGTTGGTATCGGTCAGATCAAGGAATGCGTCGATCTTGGCGTCACTGCCGAGCAAACCAGGTACATATTGCTTCCACTGGTTACCCAGGACTGACACGTCGTAGAGGTCGGCGCCAAGTGGCAGCTCCCACTGCTTGACGTTGGCAACAGTGTTCGCTCCGATTTTGACGCTTCCGCCATAACCGGCAACTGCGTTACCCATGATGTATCCTCCATCATCCCCGCCAGAACATCTGAGCGTGCCAGGTGCTCAGGCCGAGATACAAAAGATCGGTAAGTTGTTATTCGCCAGTGGGCGCGGGCGGCGCTTCCGGCGTGTTGAGAATTGGTACTTCCTGCCCGCAACAGGGACAGGTGTTTTTGATGACACCTTCAACGGTCACATCGATCTCTGGCAAGACGTGCGTGAAGATTGTGGCCGTCGGCACACCCTGCACGCCGAGCGAGATATCAATATGCCTGACCATCGGGATCGGCTTACCTGTTTCGGCGTCCGTGACCTGCGTCATCCAGCCTGGCTGGCCGTTGTTGACGATTCGTACTTTGCTCATTTATCCCATCCTGATCGCTTTCAATGCGTCCATGAGTTTGGACTTTGCCCGCGCATAGGCCGGGAAGAGATAGGGTTGAGCCGCCTGGCGACTCGTACCCAGCTCAACGTAGGGGGCGTACTCGACGTTGGTCCCTACCATGCACTGGAACCGCCCTGTGTTCTCATAAGTAATGGAAGCGCGCAGGTTTCCTGTGTCCACTGGGCAGCGCTGCTTGGCATAGCGCTCACAGTCGAGTCCTGCTTTCTGCACAGCCCGGTCAACCCGCTCCTCCATGTTGGCAATGCCTTGCGCGACTTGCCCTATGATCTTATCGATCCCGACTGTGCCGAGTACCACTCCAGCCATACAGGTGCTCCTATCCTTGCGTCATGATCGTGTACCGATCCGCGATATGCTGGACCAGGCTGTCCTGGGTCTCCTCTAGCTCCTGGCGGTTGGCATGGGTCACCGAGACCGTAGCGAAACCAGTGATAACCAGTGGTGCCGCTCCTGATGGTCCATCGAGCAACTGATAACAGCGCGCGGCAATCGCCCGCGCCTGTGCAAAGCCCTCGTAGCGCGTGTAGACGTTGACCAGCATGAACACATCGCTGGCATCTGTTCCCATCACCCAAGCAGCCCCTTTTTGAGAGGCGATCGGATGCACATACACATATGGAAAGACTGGCGTGATAATGCCGCCGCCGCCCTGGTCGTAAATGCTCCACTCGGGGCTTGAGCCGCTGGTCATGAGTCCTTGCAGCGTCGCATCCCCTCTCAGGCGGGCAATGAATGCCGCTTGTGTCGCACCCGATGCATCAGCCATTACTTCACCTCCGCGGCCAGGGCAGTTACGAGCGCCGGGTACGAGCGAGGCGTCAGGATCTTCACTACGTTGAGCGTTTGCCCGCCGATGATGAGCTGATCCTGCTCCTGAACGTCAGTTCCGACCGGGAAGCGAATCTGCCAGGCCGCCAGGGAACCAATCATATATTGATAGTTCGCGAGTTGCGTGGAACTCGGCTCAGCCATGCCTGCGTTGACCGTGCTCGAACCATTTTGCAGAACAACGTTCCACGTCACACTGGCGCCGCCCTGCGCGTCAGGCGTGCGCGCCGCACGTTTGATCGTGCAGGCTTGGTCACACGCCGCTGCGGCAGCATCGGCCTGGATCAGGGCCAGTTCGGCAGCGGAAATCGGCAGCATTGGCATAGCTTATGCTCCCTTCACCGTGTCGCTGTTATCGAGCAGGCGCATTTTCATCGAGTCGATCTGTGGCAGCACGTCGCGTCGGTCCATCTTTGCGACACGCGGTTTGGCTTTGCGCCGGTATTGCGCGGCCAGCGTGAGCTTTGCCTGCATTAGTTGCGAGCGGCGCATCGTCTGGCCATCGACCGTCACGTCGTAGGCCGCCGCCAGCGTCGCTGACCAAAACTCCAGCAAATCCGCAGCCGCGCCATATGGGTCATAGACCTTGCCCGTTGCGAAGATCGGCGGCAACTGGCCTGGAACCGTGGGCGCGGTAAATTCCAGGCTCGGTGTCTCAAACCACCAGTGGCCGTTGATGTAATCGCTCTGCGCAGGCGCGATAACAACCCAGGCCTGGCCGTTCGAGTAGCCTTGGAGCACCACATCCTGTTCCCACCACTGGTATTTTGAGAAGTAATTGATGAAGATCGTGCTTGCCTGGTTGCCCGTTGACGCCGCATTCATGATCGTTGGTGCGATCATCAGGCTCTCATAGCGCAAGAAGTCCACGGACTCATCCAGCGTGTCCTGGATGTCCTGATCCAGGAACTGGTTGTTTGGTCCGACTGGGTCGGCTATGAGCAATCTGACGCGTGCGATCAACTGCGCCATCGTAGGTCTCACAGGCATAGCTGCATCTCCTTATTTCGACTTCCCAGCAGTATGCCGAGCTTCGGGCTTTTCCGCTGGTTGAGCCGACTCACCAGGCAAGAGTTCCGCCTCCAATGTCGCGATTTGGGCACGCAGTTCGTGCTCGCGCATCTTCTGGGCGCGCATGGCTTGCAGCTCTGCCAGCCGCTTTGCCAGATCTGCCTCCTCTGACTGCACGCGCACGGCGTGGGGGTCACGCGGATCAGGCACCACGTACCAAGGGCCGCCCTCTTCCTGGCTACGCGTCATCAGCCTGTGCTGGTGCTCACGCGCCACGACGTAGACAGGGGGCATGTTTTCGCCGGGCGCAACCATCCAGACGCCTCCCGGTGTCATCGGAGCAAGTGTTGCCGTTTCGGTTGCGGTTGCCGTTTCGCTCATGGACAATGTCTCGCTTTCTCGTATTAGAATGCGCGCTGGAGCAGGAGCGCCGAGACAAAGCCGGTGGCCCCGGAAAAGTCCACGCTGATCGTGCCGTCAGGCTGCACAAAGCGCGCCGGATCGAACGGCCCGATGACCCCGATGCCAGTGGTTGCGGTCATGGCTGCACTCGTGAAATCCCCCTTGCCGCCTTCAAATCCAGGCGTGAATGGTGGACCCTGCGTGCCCGCGCCGGCTTTGGAAGCGCCGCCGTCCTTTGTCGCAGCGCGTACCGTGACCGTCTGGCCGACGCCGTTGGTGTTCAAGACCAGGAGCACCAGGCGCTCGCCTGAGCCCTGAGCCGGGATAACATTTGAGGGCATGGCGATGGTCATGCCATTGACGTTGTCTACGGCAGTCATGTTCGCGCCCGCATTGGTCAAGTTCGTGACCGCGCTGTTGGCGGCCAGGTTCGTGATGGGAAGTGATGTTCTCGCCATCTCGTGTGTCTCCTTTCTCCCGCCTTACGGGTGTTGTAGGTACGCGACGGCCAATGCATACGGGCGCACGGTCTTCGCGCCGTACAATGCGAGACCTTTCACGGCATCCGAGAAGCGGTAGGGCGGGCGATAAGCCTCGACCTTGTTGATGCCCTCGGCCTTGGTGAGCGCCATCCGGTGGCCAGCCATCACGACATCCTGGGAGCCCGTCGCGCCGACCGTGCCGCCGAGGTGCGGGGCGTTGACGCTCTCGTAGCAATCCATCCCGTCGATCTGCCCGAGATAGGCATCGGTCGCCATACCGGCAGAAGCGTCCAGCTTGCCGCTGGTGATGGTCAATCGCGCCTCAGGCGTGTTAAATGAGGTAAAACGGATATCCTGGAGCAGGAGGACGCGGACCCACGGTGGCAGCACTGCCCAGCGGCCTTTCTTGGGGACGCCGGCCTGCGTGAGGAATTGGCCGAGGATGACCAGGTAGTCATACACGGTCTGGCCGCCGCCAATATTGGCCTGAGTGGCGGCCTGCGGCACGACTGGAGAGCCAGAGGAACCGACGAGGTTGGCGACCAGCGCGTCGGTATAATACCCGGCATAGAATTGATCCATGCCCAGCGCGATCTTGTACGCGGCCCAGGACATGGCTTCGGTCATGACATTCACGCTGCTCTGTGCCGCGTCAACGTCATCAACGTCGAAGTTGTAATATTTGGCCTGGTTAATGACCAACATCGATTGAGCGTCTGTGAGCGCCTGGGGTGGGTTCAGGTCGGTATCTTTTGTGTAGTTGCTCACGGTGATATCGCCGATGGCGTTGATCTTCACCGTGTCTCCCATCTTCTCAATCTGGCCCTGGTAATCGTCGTTGAAAAGATTGCCGTAGACCAGATTCAGGCGCAGAGCGGGCAGAAGGGTATCGGCCCAAATCTGGGGTATAAAATTGTTGAGCGACATGCTCTATCTCCCATCACCCTCTCCAGAACATCGGACACGTGGCCGGTGCTCAGGACAAGGTATAAAAGATCATCATTTTTATCGGCGCTGGTCGACCCTGCTCTGCATATACTGACTGACCCTGAGTTTCATGTCAGGAGTAAGGCTACTATACTGAGCCGGTGTAAGCTGCGCAATGAAAGCGTCGGTGATCTCCTGCTGCCCGCTGGTCTGCGAGCGCGGCGGATTGGTCGCGCCTCCACTCGTTGGTGGTGTTGCCGCTGGCTTACCTGCAAGATACGGCTTGGCCTTGAGCAGGTCTTTGAGCAGTGCGGCCACGTTGTTGGGCGTGCCATCATCGTCGTAGGTGATCTGTGACCAGTCAAGCAGTCTGGTAGCATCGCTCAGATCCGCGAAGCCCATTTGCGCCGCTTGCAAGCGTACCTCAGTGGATACCTTGTACTCCTGGTGAGAGCGGAGTGCATCATCGTGGGCTTTTTGCAGATCAGCGAATTGCTTATCCTTTTTCTGCTGCTCGGTCAGTTGCGCTTCAAGCCGCTTGGCCTCTTCATCCTCAAACTTTTTGAGTTTGGTACGATGGGCAGCGCTCTCTTTACGCAGTTCGGCAATCATGCGCTCATAGTCGTCAGCGCTCTTTGGTGGCTTTTGACCTTCTCCCGCCTGGGGATCAGTCGGTGGTGTAGTGGGCGCCTGGCCCGGTGGATTTATCGGATCACCAGCACCCGCCTGGGGCGCTGGTGGATTGTTCTCTTCTCCCATAAGTGTACCGTATTCTCCTGCTTGTTGTCAATGATTGAATACTCAATGATTGAGTATACCTACCATACTTTGGCCTTCAGGGACGCGCTAAAGGTGATCGAGGTGGGCGCGCCGGTCACAACCATATCCAATTGGAACAGGTCGCCCAGGTCCGCGTTCACCACGCAGCCAGGCCCAATGGTCGTACTGAGTACGCCCGGCGCACTCAAGGCGGTAGGCAGCCACACCTGGTAGAGCACGCCGTCCGCGCCCACACGCGAGAGCTTGAAGGTCACCGTGGGCGACACGCCGCCGGTGAGGGCAGTGACGTTGATATCAACTGCCAGCACCTGGATCTGGCCATTGGCCGTGGTGGTGGGCAACTGACCACTGGTGTAAGTCGCGCGTGCGGATGATGGCAGCGATAAAACTGTTACTTGACTCACGTTCTCGCCCTCCTTCCTTAAATCGTGGGCGGCTCTGCATAGACGCGGATCGCGCCGGCTGGAATGCTGACTGTCCCGCCCGCGGCGGCCTGAAATGCGCCTGGCAGGCGATCATAGTAGATCGGCGTGCCGCCTGAATTGGCCGAGAAGATCCCAAAGCCAATAATTTCGGCAGCACTGGCGTTGGTCAACGTGATGCCGTTTACGGCGTTGTTCGCCATGTAGTGCCGGCCATTGGCATCCACGGCGACCGCGCCAAAGGTGATGGCAGGGCGAGTGGCCGGCGAGACCTCTGTGCCACCTGAGCCGTCAGAAAGCGGCATTTTGCCTGCATAGAGGCCGAGGTAGGTATTCGTTGGCGCTGCCGGGTAGGCGCTCCCGCCGAACCAGTTCAGGCGGGCTGCCTGCTGCGCGTCGTTGTGTCCTGCTCGTGATGTTGGCATAATTGTCTCCTTACCCTTTCTCTATTCGAGTTGTTACCTTACGATACTCGTGCGGCACATATTCCACCGAGTCCAGTAGGCTGAGCCGCGGCAAGCTCGCTCCCTCCGTTGGCTCTTCCAGATGTTCTGAGCCGATAAGCAGGTGCGTCATCTGGGTAGCGGCATCATAGTGGATCGACAGCAGTTTGTAGCCCTCTGGGATCTGTAGGGCACCGGCGATCACGTCCAGGTGAAGCGAGAGAATGCCGCGGCCCATTTACTTCCCGCCTTTCTTCGGCGGCTTTTGTGAACTCATTGACGAGCCGCTGCCTGCTGGTGGTTTCGGCTTGTTGGCAGCCAGGCGCTTGTCCGCTGGCGTGCTTTTGCTAGGTTTGCCTCCCATGTTCTTGCTCTCCTTTCATGTGATCTGAAATGTATTCTCGACAGAGTTTGAGAATGTCTTCTAGTCCTTGAGACAAAATCCCAGGCCAGTCACTCTCCCAGGTTGTATCAGCGTCATCGAGCGCTTTTTCTGCTACCGTGACAATTTTCTCGATCAGTTCGGTCGCTCACTGGATCTTGCTCTTTTTGACGTGCTGGATCATCTCCAACTGCTGCTTGACGTCCTTGCGTGATTGCAGCCACTGCTTGCACACGGCATTCATTGCCGCCTCGCCTACTCCCTGCTGGATGATCAGCCCAGGTGCGAGCATGATGGTAATGAGCAGCCCATCTGGAGTGACTTGGAGATTGGTACTCGGAAACGTCGGCTGTGGAGCCGGTGCTTCTGCCTCTGGTTGTCCGATGATTTTGAGATCAGCCATTTTTCACCGCGCTTTCACCAAATCTTTCAATGGTTTGATATAAATTGACGATCCCCAGTCGGGGTCGTGCTTTATGCCCACCATGTCCTTGAGCGAGACGCCGTTCTGGTAGGCCTCGTACCGCGCATCACTGCCCAGGATCTGCCGCTGGGTGCTCTCATCCTGCCTGGCGAACCACTCAGAGCCATCAGGAATGAGCATCCCAGATGAGCCGTTGTCGCCCACATCGATCCCGAGAATGTTGCTATACGACTTTGTCACCGGAACCATGGTGCATCTGCACCGCACATGGCTTGCCATATCCTCGTCGAGCGGATGGATCGATCCGTTCTCCTCTGTACATGCGATACATGCGCTTCCAAGCGAAGCCAACCATTGCCAACCACTAACTATATTGCTGTTTGCTTGGTATGTTTCCAAACTACTTGAGCGAAATGCACGCATCATTTCATTCTGTGCGATCGTCAGCGCCCTGGCCCGCGATACGCCCAGCGCTTGTTGGATGTCATTGGCAACGGTACGCGGGTGCTGGCCAGTGGTAATTCCCAGGATGAGCGCATCACTGGCTTTTTGTGCCGCCTCGCTGCCAAATCCCGCAAACAGATCTGCCAACGGGCTGCCCGACTGGGTCGCACCGATGATGTTGGCGATCGCTTTGACATTCGGCTCATTGAACGCGTAGATCGAGCCAGGTGGCAGCGTTGCCTGCAGCTGGTTCATGGCTGCGTCAGAACCGAGGTCCACCGCATAGTGCTGGAGCTGCCGAACCTGCATATCAGTGAGCGCACCGAAGTGGTTCATCTGGTTCTCGATAAACCTGGTCAGCGATTGTAGCCTATTCGCTTCATACAACCAGTGCAGCGGTATCTGCTCACCGCCTGCCATCGCCTCGACCATCTGGTCATAGAGCGCGTCGAGCTTCGGCTGAATGCTGGCCAGCGTGTGCTTGTACCCTGCCTCCAGCGCCTGCTCTGCTTTCGCTTCGCGCGCTTGCAGGCGGGAGAGATAGTTCTGGGTGACATGCTGCAGGCGGCCTTTGGTCACTATGCTTGCTCCTCTGGCTCATTCGGTACTTCGATCACACGCAGATCATCTTCCATGTCCAGTGCAATCGAGATACCTTTGACACCAAGCCCATTCAGCGCTTCTGACATTTCATGCAAGCTTCTTGCGGTGAGGTGCGCGCCTTTGAACACCAGCAAGTACTTGTGGCCTGGCTTGAGTTCGATCACATTGCTTACTGCTTTCAATGGCCCGCTCATGCCAGCCCTCGCTTTCTCCGCCTGAACGCAGCCCGATGTTGGCGACGTGTGCGCTGGTGATCTTTCCTGAGTTGTCTGTGCGCTTCCCAGATGATCTGTTTGCGCATGGCTCTAAGCTCATTGAGAATAGACCTATTAAGCGCATCTACCCATAGTTTCGGGATGAACATACGCACTACCGCTCACCTCCTGGTTGCGTCGCCTGTTGCTGCCCTGGCTGTGCAGGAGTCTGGCCCGGTTGCTGCTGTGGAGATGGCGGTGGGAAGCCTTGCCCACGGCTGTAGGCCTCCATCTTCTTCTGGTCTTCTACAGCACTCTTATCGGCCTCGTCGTCGGGATCATAGCCCAACTGACTTTGAATTGTTGAGTCTGAAATTCCGATCTGCTTCAGAATGAGTCCAGTTTGCGCGGCGGCCAGGTCATCCACCGGCAGGAGGTTTTGCCAGTGCAGATCCACCTGGTAGTCCTCGTACTCTTCAATGCTGATTTTGCCAGCCACCACCATGGATGCGCGGGTGACATCGCGAACACCACAACCATAGAGCCGTTGTTTTTGTACCGTTTTTTCGGTGAGCGGCTGGAATAACAACTGCAACGCGACGCCCGAGATATTGCCCTTCGGCAGCGACTCCAGTCGCCCGAGTGCCACAGCGGGTACGCGGCTCTGCTCATCCATATCAGATCGAATGTCTCCAGCGAATGCACGCGAGCTTTCCAGGTTGCTTGTCATCTCCAGGTTTTGCAGGCTCCCATCTGGTGCTTCGATGACAAATACATCATCTACGGCGACGCTCATCTGTGATGCGCGGAAGCCCTTGCCCCACGTCTTCGGATGCGCGTGATATTTAATAATCCTGGATGTGTTCGACTGCACGAAGTTCAGCACTTTGTTGAGTTGAACGAGATCAGGTGTCAGGTCAGGCTTGCCTATTGGCTCGTTGGGGTTGGGCAGATTCTGCCAGGTAAGGACGGGAGCAAACGGGTAGGGCCAGTCTTCCACTTCGCCCTGCTGCTGCCAGGTTCCTGACTGCCCACGGCGCACATAATTGGTGATGGTCCACGTGTCGCGCAGATCGTTGCCCGCAAACTCTAAATCATCGTCGGGGTCCACGCGCGCGATCACCTGGCGTTTCTGGACATCATTAAAGCCAGGGTATTCGATCACGTATGCCAGATGCAGATCACAGTCCTCAGGATCAGTGACAATGCGTACAACGCGCGGATCGAGGTTGACGAGGCGCGGATATTTCATGTTGCCAGAAGCAGGAATAAGCTTCACGAACACCTGCCCAAACGCACCGCCATTGATCGCCATTTTTGAGAGCAGCGTCATACGTTCGTCGTCGTCGCCCCATAGGCCGTCTACAAAATCCTGGTCGTCACATTCGATTTTGAGGACTGGGCCAAACAGGAAGCTGACCCCCTTGTCCACAATCGGCGAGCAACGGTTGCTCAACACGTTGTCATCTGGCTGATTAGCCGCAACTTTGAGTGGCTTCTGAAATTCACCCTGATACGCTTTCCAGGCGTCGCCCATTTGCTGCTTGCGGTTTTGCTCGGCCTGGCTGACTGGAGCCTGGGCCAGTGATTGGGCTTGCTGTTGTGGGCTGAATTGTGAGAGTTGTACTTGCATGGGCGTCTATCTCCAGATATTCTTGTAGTAGCTCACGCCAGTCGGTTCAAGATCAAAGCGCGCCACCAGGTAGCGCAGTGCGTCGAGAGCGTGGTCATTTTCCTTAACCGGCTCCTCTTTGGCGCTCAAATCAGCGCCTTTCTTCCATACATATACCTCTGGCTCCTCCTCCAAGCACAAAGGACGCTTGGCTTTGGCCAGTTCCTCGTCACGCTCCCACAGTTTGCCACCCACGATGAGTACGCGCGGCTTTCCGTCGCCAGCCGCACGCAGTCGCGAGGCCACCGCCTGAATGCCATCGGAGATCGTCTTTTTCGCCGGCGTAGTGACCATGCGCAGGTGTTTTTCCAGCGTCGCCCGATCCTCGGCGTCGTGGTCGGCGATGATCTCACGCGGCAATGGATCAGCCCAATCGGCTGGGCGATCTTTGTATTTCTCATGATCCTTCGGCAAGAGATGGAACCAGCCCGACGCGATGGCGATATCGCGGGCGTGCTCTTCCACCAGGCGCTTCGTGCGGTAGATTTGGCGGTAGATCCAGATCCGCCCATCGGGGTCGATGGCTGCCCAGAGACACACGAATGGATTTGTGAAGCCGAAATCGATGGCCAGGTACCTGGGCCATTCCCGCTTGATTTCGACGCGCTCGACGACATTGCGCGCCCGGTCCCAGCTATCCTCATAGACCGTGCCCTCCGCCGCAGCCCAGATACCGTAGCGGTTCCTGGCTAGGCGCACGCCAGTCAGTCCAGCCAGCACGCCAAAGATGTAGTTGCGCCCGGCCTCGGTCCAGTCCTGTGTGTTGACATCCCAGTACGCCGGGTTATCTTCGTGGCGTGAGATGAGCCTGGTCGTCAGTCCGTCATTCATGCGTTGGTTCAGCCAGTGACCAGGTGCATCGGGGTTGCAGTCGAGGAGCAATTGGTGGTACGGCAGCTTACCGTGGCGCAGGCGGCTGCGCACGAACTCGATATCCTCGACGGAGCACTCGGTCGCCTCGTTGATGTAGGCAATATCAAACTCCCAACTCTTGACCTTGCCCGGCTTATCAAGGCCGTTGACGACCAGTTGGCTGCCATTGGGGTACTCGTAGGCAGCCGGCCTGACCTTGTTGCCACCGAAATAGTGCACGCCTTCCCGCTCATCCAGGATGTGATCGCGATACGTGGCCATCGCGGAGCCGGCCAGGTCTGTGTTGCGCTTCCTTGCCACCAGTGCTTTCGCGCCAGGATAGCTCAGGAGCAACATATGGATCTTATACAGCGCGGCGATGGTCTTGCCCGTGCCTGCCGGTCCCTCGATGCACACCTCGGTATCACGGCACGCACCCAGGGCCAGGTTCGCACCGCGCAGTTCTGGTGCGGGAATGTGGATCTCTTCGCGAGCGGGAGCAAGGGCGAAAGTGGTCATGAACGAGCCTCCTCGCCAGTTACTCTTGGCTTGATCTCGACCTCTGGTTCAAGAATTTCCAAGCGTGCAACTGGGACAGAGCCGCTCTGGAGGTCTACGCGAGCGCTATGAACATACGCCAATTCGATGTCAGTCCCAAGTACGTAGACATGAGGCAACCCTTGGGCATCAGGGACAATCTTGATCCGGCGATACTCTGTCACGCCTGCACCTCCCTGGATGGCTCCAGCCCGAGATAGCCCGCCGGCACCTCGCGAATGATGACCTGGGCCGCGGCAATCGCGCTGTCCGCTGACTGATCGAGTCCCATCAGCTTCGCGCGGCGCTCCATAATCTGAAGCAACCGATCTACTGCGAAGAGGCGTCCTTTGTTCTTCTTGTCCGTCGCCAGTTCCCAGACTTCCTGCTGGAGCAGGTCCAGCTCGTGTAACTGCTCGCGGCGCAGCTCATCAACATTGGTCACCACGACGCGGTTCATCTCGCGCAGAACGGCCTTGCGGCAGGCGGACGCGGAGCCATAGCCGGTCTGCTTCGCGATCGCGTCATAGGTGAGCTTCTTGGCGCGCAGATCCAGCGCCTGGGTGGCACGCTGCGCGGCGTTCACATCGCGATTTGGTACCCTTTGGTTGTCCGGCTTTTGTGGCATCTACTCGCTCGCCTCCTCTGCTTTTGGCAGCAGCCACCAGCGCCACACAGCATAGGCCAGCGCGTCGAACGCTAGGAACGCGGCGATGCCGATAATCCAGCCCATCATGATGCCTCCTCAGCCAGTCGCTGTAACTCTGCCTCTTCCTGCCTGAGCCATGCGAGCAGGGAGAGAGCTTGTGTAGGCGTTAGCTGCACATGCTCAGGCTCATCCAACAGGTCGTCGGTCTCTTCGATACACACCCAAGTCTGGCGCGCGAGTTTGTCTTTCCAGTAGGAAACCTCGTGCTTTCCCTGCGCATCCAGTTTGCCATCATGATTCGGCGCTAACTCAGAATGGCCAGGACACAAGCGCCAATTGCCGCTCGCAAGCGATGCAGGATCGAATCGCATTTCAACTGGGCGGCATTGTTCAAAACTGATCGTCCAGTCAATACGCTTTACACCTCCGCATGTCTTGCATGTATCGCTTTCTTGCTCGCTCATGCCACACCTCGCTTGTCCTGTTGTGCTTGTTGCTCAGCCTGCTTCTGCCGTGCACGCTCGTGCGCCTTGCGAGCGGCCTTGCTGCGTTTGGCGATCCTGTCGAGCTGATCGGATATGTCTTCGTCGCTGAGGTGCTCGAATGGGTGTAGTGCGCGTTGGTAGGCTTTCACATCAGTGCTCATTGGTTTTCTCCTGCGCCGGCAGCGCGATTTCCAAGTTTACCGCAACCTGGCGTACTGCCTCGGCTCTGGCATCCCATCTCAGCGCATCCAGGGCGTGTCCACAGGCCACGCGAGAATCCGTGCTATCATTCATCAGATTGCGGGCAACCCTGGCGCGTCCCTCATAATAGCGAACCATGCGTCGAAGAACATGCGCCGTTGTCTCCATAGCCTGGCGCTCTGCCCGTCGTTCCATCAGCTCGCCGATGGCATCGTTTAAGATGAGATCTGCATCAGTCGGCCAAGCTGGAATGTGCAAGGCTGCTGGTGCGTCCGTCTTCCGGCCATAGACGGCATCAATGAGGCGTTGCACAGCGATACGCAGTTGTTCTTCATTCCAGATCCGTCTGGCGCGAGTAACCACGGCAGGATGGATAGCCATGCGCAACCTCTTTCCCGCAAGTGCCAGGATCACTGCCCAACTTCAGTATCCTGGCACTCCTACGACTGGCGACACGAAAACGAAAGGACCCGAGAAGAGAATATCTGTACAAAAACAAAACGGACGCGAAAAGCTCCAGAGTGGAACTTTTCGCGTCCGCTTGGCCCAGAAGGCTGCTCGTCAACGACTTTGTTTTGTTTACGCCCGCTTGGCCCAGAAGGCTGCTTGTCGGCTACTTCTTCTTATTCCCAGGAAACCATTTACCAGCGAAATCTAGGACCCGACTAATTTTTCCACCAGCAACTTTTAGCTTAAAGATGATTTCACCATTGCCGTCTTTATTCTCATCAGTGATCACACCGACTATACGCTGCATCTTCTGAGCAAGCAGAATGGTTTCGCTGGGGATATGTATCGCTTCCATGCGCTTATCGGTGTCCTGGCAGAGCATGGGTGCACCCCCAGATAGATTTAGTTAAAGTGTAACATGCGCATGAATGGGATGCAAGGGGATTGACGTTTGCTTATTGATACGCTAGGATGAATACAACAGAAGTGTCGTTTTGTTGTATTGAAAGGAAGTTGTTTGATGCTGTTTCGCTCTCGCAAAAGCAGAAAACCGGAAACCTTGCCCGCTTTGGTGAATGATCGCGTCAATACCACGCTGCCCCCTGGTGCGACTGACGAGGTAGTGATAGCCATGTGGTTGGCACAGCGGCCCGCCTCAACTACTGAGGTCTACACACGCGATATAGCCGCGCTGGCAGCGTTCACCGGGCATACGCCGCTCCAGGAACTGAATCTGCTCCAGCTTCAGCAGTTCGCCGCATCCCTGACGCCCCTGGCAGAAGCGACCCAGGCGCGCAAGATTAGTGCGGTGAAATCCCTGCTCACCTTTTGCCATAAAGCTGGTTACACCACCTTTAATGTGGGCGCGGCTTTGCGTGCCCCCAAAGTCGAGGATCACCTGGCAGCCAGGATTATGAGCGAGGCTGAGGTGCTGCGCATCATTGCGCTTGAAACTGACCCCAGGAACCGCGCCCTGCTGTATCTGCTGTACGCAGCTGGGGCGCGCGTCTCTGAAGCGTGTGCGCTCACCTGGCAGGATGTTGGCGACGGCAAGGTAAAGGGACACGGACAGGTCCACTTTTTTGGCAAAGGGAGAAAAAGCCGCGAGGTGCTAATTAAGCCAGCGGCCTATGCGGCGCTCCTGGAAATCCGGGGCAATGACCCTATGGGGATCGTTTTTCAGTCACGCAAAAAGAGTAATGGCGGGCGCCTTGATCGCAGCCAGGTCAATCGGATTGTCGAGGAAGCGGCCATCAGGGCGGGTGTCGAGGTGTACCGAGAAACAAATAAGGAGGGCGAAGTCGTTATCCGCTCGCGTGTCTCGCCTCACTGGTTCAGGCATGCCCACGGCTCCCATTCCCTGGATCGCGGCGCACCTGTTACCCTGGTTCGCGATACGCTGGGTCACAAGAGCCTGACAACCACCAATAAATACAGCCATGCGCGCCCTGACGCGTCGAGCGGGACGTTTCTCGCCATATAAAAAGGACAAAGGAGTCAGTATGACACTCATCGAAACTGAATTTATTGTTCAGCACCACTACACAGTCAAACCAAATGAACAAGCGATAGACAAGGCACTTACAACTACACGTTACTCACCTCCTGAATGGATGAATGAGCTTTCACGTCGCTTCCACTCAATTTACCGCTCTATCATGGCAAACGAGAAAGCTTCTCAGACAATTCTGGAATACGCTACAATGTTCTATCATGACTTAGACATTTGCTCAGCGGATGACTTGTTTTTACATGCATACTACGGAGAAGAAGTATCTGGTATCAAAGATACCTTTCTCCGTGTTGCCGATTGTCTGAGTGCAGAGGACAAAACATGGCTGGAGGACAAAGTTGACGATGAAGATTTACAAATAATCCTATTACCATGTTTTCAGCCTGTTGGAGAATGGGGAATAAACATGGTTGAGCATCGATGCAACCGCAAAGAAGAGGATCAACTGCACCAATAGAGCCAATCCAGATAGCACAATGGGTAACAAGAAACCGCTGGGGAACAACTAGCCCAGCGGTTTTGCGTGCCAGGTGCTCTACTCCATCCTCATCACTGAGAACGTCTCCATCCTATAATTTATTCAAGGCACGGCGGCCTCTTCCTCTCGCTATCCGAGCGAGATCCGCCCCGGTATCAATCGGGGAGCCAGGACTTGCACCCAGCTCTCAGGGACTCATTGTTATCCGCGCGCGCCCTGCGCTCTGCTGCCTAAGCTACTCCCCGTAGTTGCGAGTATAGCACTGTGTATTTAGTCATACAATCCCAAATCCTGGCTCAACTGCGCGATCTCGTCGAGTGCGCGCTCCTGCTCATCCGGCGTCGATTCGATCACGCCAGCTCGCACATACACCCGGTCCGTTGGCTGAACTGCCACCATGAGTCCGTGGCCAGCAGGGCAGGGATAGCCAAGTTGTTCCTGTGGCGGCTGGTTGAGCGCCTTGCCCACGCTGGCAAACACATCCGATATGGCCTTGACGAAACTCACATCCTGCCAGCGCCCGCAGGTTGGGCATACATAGAACAGCATCGCTCATCCCTCGCCCGGTGGCAGCCCATCAAGGACATTGTTTATTTGTTCACTCATGGCCCGCATGCACCCTTTGCACAGCGGATACTCTCCTTGTGAAAACCCCATACGCATGATAGCCACGCCATTGCACGAGCTCGGATAAAGGCGGCTACACGGTTCTGGCGTCTCAAGCCAACGAGCAAACTTTTCAAATTCTGGCGGAATTGGGGGATAGTTATTGGCCATAAGTTCCTCTTTTCTTCTAGTATACGTTCCAGAGTTTATCTCCTGCCCTATTCTAACACACCACCTCTCAGCACATTCGCACCACAATGTACCGGACATATTCGATACACTGCATATTAGTACACATGTTCGTAGCATTTTGTGCCAGAGATAAGCTATACTTTTAGTGCTCCGTTTGTGATCGTTGGGATAAAAACGAACGATACACATGATTCTCCCTGTCTTGTGTGACAGCAGTGAGAAAGGAGCACCCCTGTGAAGACACGTCCGCAGACGGTCAATCGCACCGGACGAATGTTCAGGAATACGGCGTGGGAATCCTGCTACCAACAATTTCTAGGGCACATTCCGTCATCTTATACCCGCCATCAATATGACTACCTGCTCAGGCGCTTTTTCACGTTCGTCGAGGAGCGCACCGGCAGCAAGAAAACCCCTGACAAAATAACGCGTGAGGATATCGAGGCCTTCTTGTTGCTGCCAGTGCCGCGCGGATCGCGCAAGGGTATGCCGATCGCGCCGACCTCGCGCAATTGCTATCTCATCACATTCAAAAGCTACTTCGATTGGTGTGGAGAATATATGATCGAATTTCGCGGCAAAATTGTACCTATCTTGAGAGGGCATAAACCAACGGACGGGATGCAGCTTACCAAAGTGGACGCGAGCGACCGGGACATGGAGGAGGGCGATATCCCGCGCTTCTTAGCGGCCATTGATAGGAGCACTGTCCACGGCAAGCGCGATTATGCCCTGTTCCTGGCCCTGCTTGTCACAGGCCGGCGACGGGCCGAGATCGTCAAGCTACGTTGGGGCGACTTCGAGCAAAAGAACTTTTTCGAGCATGGACAGGAGCACCAGGGATGGTTGTATAGATACACTGGGAAGACAAATACCACCCCGCTCGAAGCCGAGATGCCGCAAGAAATCATGGACGCGATCCGGGACTATCGTGAGGCCAAAGGAGACTGGGGGCAAATGCGGCCATCCGACCCGGTGTTTGCATCGCCGATGACAAACGAGCCGCTCCATCTCAACTTTGTGAGCACGCGTTTCAAGCGCTATGTTAAAAAGGCGGGACTGGCGGAGAACGTTGTGCTGCATTCTCTTCGCCATGAGAACGCCTGGCAGCGCTACCAGGAGAATGGGCACGACGTATTGAAAGTGCAGGAAGACATTGGCTGGAAGTCGGCGGAGCAAGCAATTCATTATATTCAGCGCAGGAAACGAAAACTAGCAGGAGATAGTACTGCTAGTGCACTCGCCAGGAAATTTGCTCGCTTCTAAATGGCAAAAGAAAACCCGGCCCACTGCGAGACCGGGTTTTCTTGCACTCGTGCTGTTCAGTTAGAACAGCAATAACTGGTTCTCCTGAGTACGCTTACGAGGCTTCCTAATAGGCTGTATCGCCATCACTACATCACCGCGTTTCCAGAAGTCGCGTAAATGTGGCTGTGATTCGCAAGGTGTTGGATAGTGATAGAGAGAGCCGCAAAACACGCAGAAGGGCACACCAGTGATACGCTTGCCTTCTGTACATGGGCAATGCTCAAGGTTGATTGGCTCTCCTTGTTTGTGTCTGAGCCGCCCACATTGCCCACAATACCCATCGCGCGTACTTAAGAGCATGTCGTGAGATCCTCCTCCTCCTTGTACTTCAACGCGAACTCTTCGCTCCCATCCCTGTGAAACGTCCACTCCCATGCATACCCCGCCGCTTGCAGTGCAAGGCTTGCTTCCAACCACTCTTGCCCACGACCAGAGATCAATTGCCAGAAGAGATGTTCAATGTTCACCCCTGGACCTCCTTGCTCTGCTGTGCTTCCCACTGTTTTTTCTGTTCTGGCGTGCAGGTGCAATGTGTCTCGGGGGTCACTTTTTCAAATGATGTAGCGTTGTAGTACGACGACCCACGCTGACCAGTGCCGCGTCCGCGCCATCCTGTAGCGGCTACAAAGGTGCTCTTGCCGCAGCGTGGGCATAGTGAGGCTTGTCGTATGCGTTTCATAGCCTCTCGTAAAGAGAACTGTTCATTCATCCTTGCCGTTTTCCTTTCTCCATTGCGCTAAGATCAATTCTGCGAAACTGCCCTCGTAGCTGTTCTCTATCCCGCCAATGGCCGTCCTGAGATATGCTTTGAGCAAGGGCAGATGATCAGTCCCGCTTACGATATAATGGTTGCTGTTGATAAGCCAATATCGCCCGGGTTCAGAGCCTTTCAGATGTTCATAAACCTCAATGGTGCTATTCTCTTTGGCGAATGCAACGATCTCGATTTCAAGTTTGCGTTTGCATGGGAGATCAAAGAGCACGCGAAACCCAGTGTAGTCCAGGGAGATGCTCAAGAGCGCGCGAGATGGGTGCTGCTCGCCCAATGACTCGATAAACATTGGATGCCCGGTTTTCTCACTCACTCGTTTTCTCCTTTCACGAGCTGGCCAGCAGCAGCCAGCCCTGGTATTTTGTGGTTACAAGCTAATGCGGTGAAACGCTATGCCCTCAGATGTTAGGCCGCTAGCTAACGTTTCTTGCTGGCTATCTGAGAGACCGTAAAAAATCAAGTTTTCACCGTCTCCAGTGGTTTCTAAGCCGCTCTCTTCTGCAGTTTCAACGAGCGAATTGAAGCGGATTGGATTGTCCTCTCTAAGAATGTGAATGTAGTTGTCCATCGCTCTTTACTCCATTTCTTGCCAGGGCCAGCCATCACAGCCAGCTCGCGCTACTATACTTTGTGCTGCAAGGCCAGCTTCTGATTTGAACGCTCGATCATCTCCATTGCAACTGCATATTTGCGATCCAGGGAAATTGTTGAATCTTTATAAAGATACTCAACAATTTGCAGGACCTCTTTGCGCCCGCCTTTTTGGTACATCCAAATGGTTGTTTTGTATATTGAGGATCTTGAGATTCCAATCTCTTTTATGAAATGTTCCTGTATTTCCTCTAAGATCCCTCTGTTATACGCAGAGATTTGAAAAGAGAACCGACCAGCGGCATTTATATACAAACCACCATCTCCATCTACATAACCCCGGATAAAGTGTTTCTTTAGATCGCTGGAAATGTCGGGTATGTGGTTGAACGTATAGGTTTTACGAGGAACGATACCATACGTGGAGAGGCTTTTAACAATCTGCTGGGAGAAGATATTCACCATAGACCTTTCCGACCCATATGCATAAGAATATGGCTCCATGTCATCGGCAATCCATCGGCAAAACTTCCTTAAATGCTCAATATCTTTGCTTGCAAGAACTATTGAGACATAATCCTTTGCCGACCCGACACTCCCATCACTTGCTATAAATCCCAACCAGTAGGCTTTTTCTTCCGTATCAATCACATCAAACATATCATCATTAATGATATGCTTCCTTATCCCGCCGCTAGGTCGCACTGAGACTTTTTCTCTTCTTAGTGTTCTATGAATGGTTTCAGGTGACGCTGCATGTATTAGCGCAAGTTGGTTTATGCTTATGCCGCTCTCGTATTCCTGCACAATTTTCGCAGATTCGGCTCCTACAAATCTCGGATTGCTAGCCTCTACATGCATGCGCTTAACAATGTTCTCTCGTTTTAGGGCATTATTAACCGCCGTGATCGAAACATTAAACCGCCTTGCTATTTCAGGGGTTCCCAAACCTTGTGTATAAAGCTCTGCTGCCTCGTGACCTTGTTGCTCATTCAACCTAGGTTTCAATTGTTAGTTTCCTTTCCGGGCTGGCCAGTCTCCCGGCCAGCCCTACTACTATGCCGCCTCTACAATGCGAAACGCGAACGTATCGGCGATCTGCTCAATTTCGCCAGCGTCGATCAGTTCGGCCAGCGCGGTCTGCATCTCGTCGAATGTGTCCTCGTAGGGGATTGCTGCCCACAGATCCGAGAACTCGATAGGGCCGCGCTGGATAACCGTCAGCAGGCGCTGTGCAAGTTCGCTCATGCTATTGCCCCCTGTGCGGGCTGCTTTTCGCGTTCGCGCTTCGTCAAGTCGCCATTAATTTTCGCGATCTCGTCCAGATTGATTTGGATAGTGGCGCGAGCGGAGCCGAGAACACCCGCCACATAGGATTCCCACGCAGGGCCATCAGTTGCCACGCCGCATTTGAATGCGCGGCCCTGAGCCTTGCGCACCATCTGTTTAACAGCCTCTGACTGCTCTTCTGCATCAGGATCATACTCAGGGCGATCAGGCATGGGATTGCCTTTCAGCCAGTCGCGCAAAGTGTGCGCCAGCAATGGGCCAGAACGGCTGATAAGAGTGCCCTCCTCCAGCGTCGGACAATGGCTGGTATCGATCCTGATTTGCTTGTCCTCCAGGAACGCCAGTACATCAAAGAGGTACGGTACGTCTTCACGCTGGATGGGATCGAGTACCATCTTTTTGACTCTCTTGCCGCCCTCATCATCAGTAGTAACAGTTTCTTTCTTGGCGCGCATCGTCACGATGACGTGCATGCGAATGCGCAAAAGATAGGTGAACAGTCGGCGGTGTTCAGGTGTAGCAACGGCCCACGCCTGGCGTGTAGCGTCCTTTGCGCCGTCGCTCTTGAACTGCTTCGTCAATCCATCTACCCATTCCAGCACACCACCAGCGCCATCCCATTCACTGCTCCCGCCATCGACGATAAGCACGTCGTACTTGCCAGTGGCATAAATCGTTTTAATGGCCTCAATGAAACGTTTGGGGTTATAGGGCTTTTCGATGTCCACGTCTTTATCATCCAGAGCCATCTCGATGGTATCGAACGTATACCCAAACGCTGGATCATCGGGGCTATCCTTGGCGTATTTATCAGCGGCAAAGGGATAGTCAGCTTCGATCAAGGCGATACCCTTCTCGCTCAGGTACGTGGCGGTTTCTAACGCCGTGAGCGTCTTGCCTGCGCCTGCGATTCCAGCAAATGCCAGTTTTACGTATGAGTTATATTTTGTAGCTTTTCTGATCTTCATAGTGATATACACCTCAACAAGAACGGCTGCCAGTCTCCTAGCAGCCCGACAAACGCACTACGCAGCAGCCATGCGGGCAGCCTTACGAGCCAGGCTCTGCTCGCTCATCCAGGCACGATGCTTGCTGCAAATACCGTGCGAGGTCTCGCCCATAGGCAGCCCCTGTTCTTTCAAGCACCAGGCGCACGGGTTCGCCGCCGGCGTCTCAATGGTGTCCTGGTCGGCTACTGCATCCGCATCCAGCAGGGCAGCGATCGCGCGCGAATAAATCTCGCGCTCTTCGGGGTATCGCGCCTCTTTTTGCGCAGCGAGCAAACATGACATAGGTGTTGGCGACACAGATTGTTGCATATGGATTGATTCCTTTCTCGCCTACTACGGCGCGGAGAGTGCTCACTGTGGGCGGAGCGAGCACCTACCGTGCCGTACCAGGGTTACAGCAACTCCGACTCGTCCAGGAACGGGTCATAATCATCTCCAGCAGGTACCGTTACTGGCTTTGCTTCTGCCTCTGGCGCGGGTGTCGGCTCAGGTTTGTCGTCTACAATCGCCCGATGCAGATCCCGAACCTGTCCAGCAAGATCATCTGGTGCAAGCGAATCAGAATACACGCATACCTCGATAGTCGTCGCCGTTCGATCCCAGTCGGGATAATACTTCGTATTTGAGCGAACATGCTCAAGATCGACAAGCACCCCGATAACAGCCAGCTCGTTCAGAAAACAATTGAGTTTGTCGTAAACATCCTGCACCTCAGTGCCGTGGAACGGATAAATCTGGATCATCAAAACCTCTTTCTCGCCCATTTGGGCGCGGAAACGGGTCAGCGAACTGGCCCGCAACCGTGCACAAACGCACTATGCTTTTTCTTTGAGTGCAGTAACCAGTTGCCGCACAGCTTTCGTGGTCTCTGCATTGAAGCAGCTTGGATGGAGAGCGGGCGCGGATGTCACGCTCTCACCAGCCATACTCGCCAGCATGCCACGCAGCGCGCCAAGAATATAGCTTCGAGCGTCAGCACCCTCGTATGGGCATTGGTTGACGGTAGCGGTTGTGGCGCGAACTGCGTCCAGCAGGTTCGCAGAGCGAGCGGATGCTACCTGCTGCTCATAGTCGTCCTGGCATATGCCGGCACACTCCGGGCAATTGCAATCTGTCGTGTGATACATCTCATCATCTCCTGGCCGGGAAGAAAACCGCGCCCCGGCCTGCGCGGGTGGTTACTTCTGGTTAAGCCATTCTTGAGCCAGTTCTACAGAAACCTTGAACATCCTCGCCAGAAGTTGAGCGTCATAGTGATCAGCCATTGGGCTGTTTTTGGCGGTCTGAGCAAATTCCTTGCCACGTGCCAGAAGTTCTTGCCGTTCCGCATCTTGCCTTTGCGAGAGTTCTGTAATGTTCCTGGTTTGGAAAATTGAACATCCATTGCGTGGAGAGACAGCAATATCCCAACCAATAGATGTGCCGTCATCCAGGGTGAATAGACCACCAGCAACGGGCGTCCCATGATGAGAAACATGGCGATTAGCTTCCCGACAATACTGCTGATATAGCCAATCTGTTTGTTTCCGACTCAACCGTTTATCCGATAATCCTTGCTCGTAGAACTTGCGGGCGATCTCGTTGCTTTTCATCAATTCATCCTCCTGCGAAGTCAGCCTGAGAAACAGTAAACCGCTCCTCAGGCTGACTCGTCATACTAGCAAGCTTTCGCCAGACGGCGAGACTGGCGCGCATCCTCGACCTGGGCAATGCACATGGCGGCACATGCGGCCTCGCGGCTGCTGCACTGCCACTGGTTGTTGCGCATTGTGACGACATAAAAACGATGAGCGAATTTGGGCGACTCGACCAGGTAGAAGACGTCGCAGGGCAGGATGACGACGGAGCCGCAGACGAAGCCGATCTCTGCGCGGCAGCGCTGTACTGGTTTTGCGTCGAGGTCTTCGATGGTGGTGTTCAAGATGAACTGTGCCGGGCCCTGAGATGCGGCGAGGAGGCGACGGGCCTGAGCAGCTCCTTTGCTGAGCGAGCGGCGAGCTACGGTGTTTGCATTCATGTGCTTTGTCCTTTCAGTGTTTGGCGACATAGATTAGTTTCTCTACTCTTAATTATATACGGCTGTCGTATATTTTTCAAGCCTATTTAGCGCCAATTTCAGCGAATTTATGGTTTTCAACAATATTCGCCTAGCGTATTTGACAAATATACGCGTGGCCGATTATAATTAGAACATCAGATATTCGCTAGGCGGATATTGAATAAACAGAGGAGTTTCAATAGATGTCACCACGTAAAAAGGAGGAATGGATAGAAGTCAGGGAAGCTGCTGCTATTATCTCTGAAAACAGTGGACGCGATATCTCCCCCGATTATGTGCGGCTTATAGCGCACAAGGGCCGCATCCAGATGAAGCCGAAAGACGAACGCCAGAACCTTTACCTCAAAAGTGATGTTGAGAGTATTAGGGTAAAGCAACGACGGAGGCCAGAGATAAGCACACCCACACCTCAGGGTGTGGACCAACAAATTAGCAAGGAAGCGGCTTAGGCCCACTGCTCTGGTGCAGTACTGGTTGGTCGCCTCGTCCGGCCAGAGCAGTGGTAGCTACATCTCTATTATACGCAAGGCGGCTCGTCGAGTACAATGTATTATAGGCACTCTTACAGCGAAAGGATATACACATGGCAGAGGAACGCATTGAACAGTGCATCAATCGCCTGGAAGCTGACTTTACCAAAAGCATGGAGCAGGTGGCACGTAGCCTGATAGAGATGGAGTCTACCCTCTACGAGCACGGGGCGCTCCTGCGCGAACAGGGCCGAGACATCCGAGAAATGAAGATGCGCCTGGCGACGGTTGAAACAGGTGTCGCATCGTTGGTGATTCGCCAAAACAGCATGGATGAAAAACTGGATCACATTATTGCACTCCTTACCCCCAGAAAAGCAGAAGAGTAGCGCGTCGCACCTGAACAACGAGCGGTGAGCAGGATGCAAAAGAAAAATCATCCCAACAAGCTACGAGCACTGATCGAAGAGGCTGGTATTCCAATGAGGGAACTGGCCACCGAAACAGATATTCCTGAACAAACTCTCTACTGGTACGCTGCTGGACATGGCATTATCCCAAGAGAGAGACGTGTCAAACTAGCCCATGTAATCGGATGCGATGCTCAGGATTTAGCGCCGATGCATGATGTTGAAGAATCACCACATGTACGAAAGGACATGACTATCAAACGTCGTGAATTGCTACGCTTACTTGGCATTGCTGGCGGGGCGCTCCTCGTCTCAGATATTGACATGGAACGCTTAGACGCATCACTTGCCAACCCAATCTATACAAATGCATCTGTCGTGAGTGACCTGGAAACGATCACCAATCGGTGCTGGAATCTTTATCTTGCATCAGTATCAAAGCCATCGGTGCTCGATGGTGTCCTGGGACAGCTTAACATGCAAACACAGTTTTTGAATGAGTCCCACCCGCCAGAAGTACGCCAAGGTCTTTGTGCTGTTACGAGCAACATGAGCCAGCTCGCAGGCGAAATCTTTTTTGACCTGCACGACCATGACGCCGCTCAGTCCTGCTACCTGTTTGCAGCGACGGCGGCAAAAGAAGCCAAAGCATATGACCTCTGGGCAAGTGCTCTGATCCGTCACTCTTACCTCCCGATTTTCAATGGGCAGCATGAAAATGCTTTGCCTATGCTCAAGCTAGCTGAACGAATTGCCTTGCGCGGGGATTCCGCGTTCCCTACGAGATACTGGGCAGCTGCTACCTATGCGGAGGCAGAATCAGGAGTTGGGAACAGTAAGGCCTGCCAAAGAGCATTGGAGAGAGCAGGAGAAGTTCATCACATCGCCGGAACCAGGCCACCAGCATGGACGCGCTTTGATGGGTCGCGCCTGGCTGCGTTACAAGGGGCATGCTATGTTCGTTTGAAAGAACCAGCTCTAGCCATGCCTGTCCTCGAAAAAGCACTCCAACAACAGACAAATTCAAGCCGTAGACGAGGGATGATTCTCTCAGATTTGGCGGTTGCCTCAATTCAGCAAGGGCAGATAGAAAACGCTTGTACTTACGCTAATGAGCTAGTCAATATATCTGCTCAGCTTTCATCAGGTTTTCTCCGCAGCAATCTGGCGCAGATTCAACAGCAGCTTACTCCATTTTCTGTCAGCACACCTGTAAAATCGCTGGAAAAGCACATTGCAACACTCTCATAGAGGAAAGGAAACCTATCATGGATTTTGAACAAGGTTATCGCGCCACCCGCCAGGCATGGATCGATGGCGTCAACGAACACTATCCAGGCACACCCAAAGCAAGTTATGTTACCCCCTGGGATGAGATGGATGTTTGGGAGCAAGAGGCTGTCAAACAGCTTTTCAACCATGTGCGCGCCATTATCACCCCATCGCTTCAAGCCGGAGTCCACATTCCTGCTGAGCATGGTGGTCATCTGGTTGCGTCAACCTGGAATGTCTTGATGTTCCAACTACTGCACGATCCTAAAGCGAGCTATGTCAAGCACTTCCATGAGCTTGATGAATGGCAGCAAAAAACGGATATTGGAATGTTCCATGCAATTGAGTCATCGGTAACGCAGGAACTTTCGTCATTAGAGACTCATTAGAAAATCTTGAATACCCGCTATAGAAAAAGCGGGTATTCTTTTATCCTCATCGTGTACACTTCCTCACATAGCAACGCTGGTCCGGCGCAGATGGACCGCGCCGATCGATCCGCCAGCGTTGCATATCAGTGAGCGACGGTCCTCTGTACGCCGTTCACTATTGGCAGCGATCTCTGCATCCTGTGTCGCCAGCGTAAATGTGTCTTCATCATTGAGATCGCTGCCCCTTTTTAGTACCTGAACAATTGAACACCCATATCCTCTGCGTCAAAACCACACGCATTGCGCGCACTGTTCACTGGGCGGAGCCTGCTACAAAGCAGATAAGCGCAAAATGGTTGCCAGGGTGATAGATGTAGCCTATCACTGATAGATAGATCTATTATGATGGTGTAGATTTTTGGTGCATTCTCGGTAGAAATACTGTCGAACAGGTGTACACTCGCTACCAACGTGACGCAGATGCCATAAACGTAAAAATATTTCTGAGCCGGCTTGTAGCGCGGCGCGAAGTAGGGTAAACGTTATACTTGTAAACAGGGGATATAGATATGTCGTCTATGCCAAAAGTGAATGGCATAGACATTTATACCACTAGCAGATTCAAAAAATGGATGGTACAGTTTAGTTAACCTGAACCAACCATCATATCGCTTTTCGCTATCAGCTCTGTGCCTGTGACGTGGGCAGCTATCTCCCAAGGGCGAAACCGGGGCTTCTCATGAGCACAATCATGACACCCGGCGCATACACCCATCTTAACCTCGACAACCTCTGCCAGCGCGATAGCTGGCTTCGATAAATACGCACAAGGAGGTGCAGCGCCGCCACCGTGCCAGGGCTTTATGAGAGCCTGGGAGGCACTACAAACGCGACTGAGATAAGTAACAGTTATCTCAGGCGCAACACAAATGGAGCGATCCTGGCCAGGGTTCCATATCACAAAAGAGTATACCCGAAAATAGTTAAAATTGCATGATCCAAATTACCGATACCCCATTGCACTTGAACAACCGAATAGGCCCTTATGTTTCTTCTAGATCATCGGGAACGCTCTCGATGAGCTGAGAAATGTCCACGTGCAATGCTTTCGCCAGTTTGTCGAGAACGTACAGCGTGATAGACGCGCTTGGTTGTTGATAGACCTGGCGTACAACCTTCGGATCGACATCAGCTAACCTACTTAAACGCGACTGGCTTAGCCCCTGCGCCTCCGCAACCTCACGCACCTTCAAGCGAAACATCTGTAGCCTCTTTCATCCCTGGATAAAAGTCAGTGTACAGATATCCCGCCTGATAAGGGAGCCGGGAATATTTCAGGGGATAGACACGGTGGGATAAATCCCCACTCCCTATTCGTCGGATTCATCAGGGGTGGATTCGATCAACTCAGAGGCATCGACGTCCAAAGCTTTGGCCAGTCGGTCCAGGACTTGCAGCGTGAGATTAACTTTCTGAGACGTCCCATCGCGCCAGATCTTGCGCATCCGCTCCACGTCGATTAGTGCGAGCTGGCCCAGTCGTGTTTGGCTGATGCCCTTGCGTTGTGCGATTTCTTTCACCCGTAGTCGTATCATGATTGTCTCTTCTCCCCTTGCAGGCAAGTATAGAGACAATCTGGTAGATCGCCGAGAGATGAAATATCCCGGCTGGCATATGCTATACTCTCTGGTATAGGGGGGATATACCTACCCTGATATATCTAATCGGCGCCCACGGAAAAAGAGAGAGGCTATGGCGACACGTGAAGAGATCCAGCAGCACATTGACGCCCTGAACGCAGGATGGCAACGCTTCGACAAAATGGAAAAACGCGAGGAAGAGTTGCTGAAGCGCGGGAGAAAGCCAAATGCGAAACACTTCGCCGCAAAGAATGCGGCGAACAGAACGTATTCGGCGGCGCTCAATTGGTTATATGAGCAAGGGGTGCCAGACACGCTGCTCGTACACGAGCGCGAGACGTTGACGTGGACCATCCCGGATGCTACACTGACTGCGGTGGCCTCACAGTGAGGTTGCCAACAACAACAGAAGCGCAATTTCTCAAGCACGCACAGGGCCGCTCTCATCCTCGCCAGGTAGGAGAGCGGCCTTGCGCGTCTCAAGCTACCACCAACCGCACGATGTCAATAGAGAAGTAGTTGTAACTCTATGAATAAAAATTCATAAACCGCTTCATTTGGGTTGCAATTTCTTAACTTGCAAAAATCTGCCAAAAATTGCCTTGAAAACCCCTTGACGCCGGTATTTTTAGGGTGTATGCTTGTTTGTATAGCATTGCGCATACTTGAAAAGACGTAGACAAACGTATCATAGGGGAGACGAATGGAAGGACAATATTACACCGTGAAGCAGGTTGCTCACCACCTGAATATGACAGAAAGGTATGTTCAGGCAGAAATCAAGCGAGGGCGACTGCACGCGAATCGGTTTGGCAGAGAATATCGCATCTCCCCTGAAGATCTGCAAGCATACAAACAACTCACCCATACCACGAGTGAGCAGCAACAGGGAGCGGAAGAGGGAGCGGAGTCTGAGGATGTTGAAGATGTTGATGAATCGGAGCTAGTGGGAGTTTAGGGGCAACTCTCCAATTGTGATCGTTGGGCGTTCACATGCGGAGCTGCCCCCGTGACAAACAAAATTGAATATTCACCTGTGTCGCCAAACACTGTAAGCATCAATCATGTCCCAAAGGGCACATGCATTTGTCATGAGTAAGTATAGCTAAAAATTCAGCCAATTTCAAGGCTTTTTTGGCGGCAGAACAGGAAAAGATGGTTTGAAACATGCAGATACATATTTTACACAATATTCTGATCCTGCTGGGCGGCGAGCCTGGCAAAAGCAAAGCAGCCAGTCGCTCCGTACGCGACCAGCTGCCTGAGGTGTGTCTCGTGGAGTGTAACACAAAGCGAGCGGAAACACCAGAACCATTTCGTTTTGAACGCTCTTTATCGTCGTTGTCGTAAACCGGCTTGTCAAGCGGCTTCTGTTCAGTAGATAATATTAAACAGAACAAGCTCAACAATTGAGCGAAGCCGCTTGGTAAGCCACACGAGGAGGTGTGTCTTGCCCAATTCCATCACTGATATTATAGCACGCGAATACGCCGTAGAGTGCACATTTCGCCGCGGCGAATACCACTGGCATCCGCTCTTTGCACTGAACGGACGGCGCTCATTCTCAGAACTGCATGTACGCATAGAGGCGCGTATCGTTGCCCTGGAAGCTATGCAGTCCGCCCTGGCCAGCCTCAATGCCCCCGTCTCATTGGCCATCGCCGCCAGTACCCCGATCGCCCCATACGTGCTCTCGTGGTTCGGACGCTATTCGCAGCAGTGGCTCCGCCGCCAGCTGGGTCGCACGCTGGAAACCTCTTACTGGTATGCCAGCAACGGCATACGCGAGGTACGCAAAGACAATCGCGCCAATGCCATCTTTATCGAGCTGCTCCTGGCGGCGATGGATGTGCCGAGCGCACCCGAGAAAGAAATGGTGGCGGCATGATGCGATCAACCCCTACCATCAAGCCCATACTCAAATATCCTGGGGCAAAATGGGGCAAAGCGGCATGGATTACCTCATTCTTCCCTGAGCACAAGCACTATCTTGAGCCATACTGTGGGAGCGCGGCCGTGTTCTTCAACAAGGCGCAGGTTCCCCACGAAGTACTGAATGACTTGAACGGAGCGGTAGTGAATCTCTTTGCGGTCCTACGCGATCCAGAGGCAGCACGCCAGCTGGCAGAGCAGATCGAGTTTACCCCCTGGTCCGAAAGCGAATATGAACTCTACGAGCGGAACTATGAGGGGTCAGATGATCCTGTAGAGAACGCTCGCCGGTTCCTGATCAGGAGCTGGCAGGCCCACGGCGGAACTATCAACCAGGTGAGCGGATGGAAACACAACGGGCTGCATGGCAGCGTCCATCCAGTTAGGCTCTGGCGCAAACTTCCTGAGCGCCTGCTCGCCACCGTTGATCGCTTAAAAGATGCTGAGATCCGCAACAGACCGGCGATGGAAATGATCACCTACTATAACAATCCTGGGTGTCTGATTTACGCCGATCCCCCGTATCCCCTCTCTACCAGGTCGCGGAAATACTATCGCTACGAAATGAGCGACGACGAGCACGTGGCTCTGTTGAATGCCCTGGATGTTCACCGAGGCCCTGTGGTGCTCTCAGGATACGCCCATCCAATCTACGACACCCGCCTGGCCCACTGGCATCGTGTGACTACTCCGGCGGTGACTGAGCACGGCAATGTTCGCCAGGAGGTGCTCTGGCTCAATCAGAAAGCGGCGGGCGCCCAACAGATGCACTTGTTTGAAAGTGAGGCCCTAGCATGACACAACCACTTATGTCGCTGGCACAGGTTGGCGAGAAGCGCGCAGGGAGCAACAAAGGCGGCATTCGACAAAAGTACGTGCTCAGCGAGGCTGATCGCAACTTGATTCGCGCCGTCTATGGCAATCCTGAATACGGAAGTGTGAGCAAGAGCATCAACTACCTGGTTGAGAAAACAGGGGCGTCGCGCACAACCGTCAAGGCGTGGGGGCGCAAAATGGGCCTTGCACGCACACGCGACGACTTCTGGACGCCAGAGGATCTGGCCTATTTGCAAGAGAACTACCAAAGGCCATCAGGCAAGCGCGCCTCGATCAAGAGCATCGCCAAACACCTGGGCCGCACCGAAGCCGCCGTGAGACTCAAAGCAAAACGGATGAAATTTCGCCGCGCGCAGGGAGATACCTACACCATCCGCGCCTTGGCCGATGCTCTCGGCTGCGATTTTCACAAGGTAGAGCGATGGATTCGCAATGGCTGGCTCGACGCGCCTGTAGACAAAAGCCGTGAGAATGGCCAGCACACCATTAAGCCAGCAGAAATTCGACGCTTCATCATCACCTATCCAGCAGAAATCGACCATCGCCGCGCCGACTGGATATGGTTACTTGATATTCTGGTAGGCGACAAAGAGCGATTGGGCGGCCCAGAACAGCGTGGGCGTAAAGCAGATTGCGAGATGGCCATATGAAGAACAAACCACCACTGCCCGCGGGAACCATCGTCATCGATCCCACACTGATTCAGCCAGGGCACCGCTTCCATTGCACCGATTGCAAGCATGACGACGCCCTCACCTGCCTAGCGATGGAAAAGGGCATGTCTCGCTTCAATGCCATGGTGACATTCGGCGAGGGCGATATCGATAAGAATCCAGGCATGTGTACATGCCCCTGCCATCGAGTGAGAGGTGTGAAATGAACTACGAACCCAACACTATCCACTGGATGCCAGGCGATCTTGTCTTGCACGACGCCGACCGCAAAGCGCCTGAGATGCTTATGAGAGTTACGGGATACGATCCCAAGACTGGCCAGTGTAAGACCCGTTATGTCACCCCTGAAGCATTTGGCTGGCCAAAGAACCGTGTATGTCGCAACTTTATTGAGGTGCTGCACGATCCAGGGCGATTCGGGATAGCAGTGCCCAATTCGGTTGTGGCAAAGAGTGAGGTGGCGCAATGAGAATACCTCCACATCCCGCCAAGTGCGACTGCCGCACGCCTATCTGGCGCTACATCCAGAACGAGGACGAAACAGGCCAGTGGGAATGCCTGAATTGCCCGCTGCATGATGCCATCCACCTGGACAGGGATGACACTAAGCGAGTGCGATTGCTGGCCATGATCGACGCCACGAAGCCAGAGAAAGAGGTAGTGCGATGAGCAAAGCAACACCCAGCCTCTGGGAAGAGGAGCGGCTCACTATGGAGCGATCTATCGCTCTCACCGTTGAGAGCCTGCAAGCATACGGGCCGCTCTACAAACATTGGGCTATTGCCTACAGTGGCGGCAAGGATTCTACGGCCACGGTCACGCTGGTATGCCACCTCATCGCCACAGGCCAGATTCCAGCACCTGAGAGCCTCACGGTGCTTTATGCTGACACTCGCATGGAGCTGCCTCCACTGCACGCCTGCGCCATGACGATCCTGGGCGAGCTACAGCAGCGTGGGGTAAAAACCCAGGTGGTGCTGCCCGCGCTGGACGACAGGTTCTTCGTGTACTTGTTTGGCCGCGGGGTCCCGGCTCCGAAAAATCGTTTCCGCTGGTGCACGCCGCAATTAAAGGTTGAGCCAATGGAGTTGGCGCTCCAGGGCCTGCGTGAGCAGTATCAGGAGAAGTTCCTGATGCTGACTGGCGTGCGCCTGGGCGAGAGTGCGGCCCGCGACCAGCGTATTGCGCTCTCGTGCTCCAAAGACGGCGGCGAGTGCGGGCAGGGTTGGTTCCAGATGCAAACGCCGGCCAGCGTTGCCGACGTCCTGGCGCCTCTCTTGCACTGGCGCGTCTGCCATATTTGGGACTGGCTCACGTTCCACGCGCCTAGCTATGGCTTCTCCACACAAATGGTGGCCGAGGCGTACGGCGGCGATGAGGCCGAAGAGATCAACGCGCGGACCGGATGCGTTGGCTGCAATCTGGCCAGCAAGGATGTGGCGCTCGACGCCATTCTCAAGCTGCCGCAGTGGGCATATCTCGCCCCGTTCAAGCGGCTCAAACCACTCTACCAGGAGCTGGTACAACCGCAGTTTCGCCTGCGCAAGATCGACGAGCGCAAAAAGGACGGGACGCCATCGGCCAACCCGAATCGGATGGGCCCGTACACAATGAACGCTCGCCGATACGGGCTGGGCCAGGTACTCGCCATCCAGGCCGAGATCAACATTGATGCGCGCGAGCAAGGGCGACCAATAGTCGATCTGATCAACATTGAAGAGCACGCCCGCATTCTGGAGCTCATTGAAGCCAACACCTGGCCCTGTCGCTGGGATGGGACCGAAGAAACGGGCAATGAACTGATTGAGCGTGTGCGCGCAGCGCAGGAAAGGCATTCGCTCTGGGCTGCCCTGGAAAGCGAGGAGCAGTCATGAAATCATCTACCATCACCATCACGGATATGTTCTGTGGCGCAGGCGGCAGCTCGACGGGTGCGGTGCAGGCCGGCGCGGATGTGCGCCTGGCCATCAACCACTGGCAGCGCGCCATTGAGACACACAACACCAATCACCCGAATACGACGCATGTACTGACGGACATCACGCGCGCGGACCCCTGGCGCTATCCCTCGACAACCATATTGGTGGCGTCGCCGGAGTGCACTAACCACAGCCTTTCGAAAGGCAAGCAGCGCAAGGGCGTGGGCTGGGCGCCGCTGCCCGGCATCGGTGAAACTGGCTATGACCCGGCAGAGGAGCGCAGCCGCTGCACCATGTTCGACCCGCTCAGGTGGACAGAGTGTCACGGCTACGAGCTGGTCATCCTTGAGAACGTGGTAGACGCCCGCTATTGGGTCATGTGGGACGCCTGGCTGCACGCGTGGGAGAACCTGGGCTACGATCATGAGATCGTCTATCTCAACTCGATGTTTGCCCATCCCACGCCGCAAAGCCGGGACCGCATGTACTTCGTGGCCTGGAAGCGGGGCAATCGTAAGCCAGATCTGGCAATTCGCCCGTTGGCCTATTGCCCCAAGTGCGCGTGTGGTGTTGAGTCTGTCCAGTGCTGGAAGAGCCCCATGAAACAGGCAGGCAAGTATCGTCAGCAGTATGTGTACTGCTGCCCGACCTGTGTAACCAGAGAAGTAAATCCCTACTTCTACCCGGCAGCCAGCGCCATTGACTGGGCTCTCCCCATTCAGCGCATTGGCGATCGCGCCCGACCGCTCAAAGAGAAAACCATGGAGCGGATTGCCTATGGGCTGGAAAAGTTCGCCCGTGAACCTCTGGTTTTCACTCTGAGTCACGACGGTGGCCATGAGGGACGCATTTATCCTGCTGGGCAGCGCGCGTTTCCTACGCAAACGATCCGTGACGACTTGGCCCTGGTGACATCGCCATTCTTGCTCGATCACGTGGCGGAGTATCGCCCGCGCGCGATTAACCAGCCCATGAGTACGATCGTCGGTGGAGGCAACCACCAGAGCCTGGTGGTTCCGCCAGCGTGGCTCATGACCTACTACAACAACGGTCGGCTCGTCCCGGTGGACGAGGCTGCGCCGACTGTAACCACACTGCCGCGGTATGCCCTGGTGACCACCGCGGCAAACCAGACCCAGAACGTCCGTGTCGAGGATTGCGGTTTCAGGATGCTGGAGCCACACGAGATCCAGGCGGCGATGGCCTTTCCGCGTGAATACGTCGTCACTGGCTCCCGGCGGGAGAAAGTGAAGCAGCTCGGCAACGCGGTGACCCCGCCGGTCATGGAACTATTAATGCGTCGGTGTATCACATCACTTCAATGAATTATCCCGCCAGGTATCTGGCTGTTATAAAGCGAGTTGAGTTATGAGTGAACAAGCAACGATTTTTGAGCTTCCCTACAACCTCTTTCTTATGCAGCGCATGGAGTTTGTTGTGGCTTGCGGGGACCACCTGGCAGCCAATGTGATGCGCGTCATCGAAGCAGAGATGATTAAGCGCAAGGAAGCATGGCAAGTCCGAGTTGAGAAAGCCCTTGAGGAGAAAAAGCCACTTCCCAAAGAGCCAAAGGCCTGGTGGGTACGTCTCTCTCAGGCACAAATTATCGCGCGCCTGTACATGTTCGACTCGGCGAAACTCAAAAAGCCTGAGGGTGAAAACCTGAATAGTCGGGAATGGATTGAGTACCGATTTAAACGAGCGCTGTCTATCAGCAAGGCCACTCTTAAAAAGGCTATTGAGCTTCTCAAAGCACTGGGATTTCTGATCGAGAAAAGCAAACCGGGCGACGAGTTCGGAGCGCCGATTTACACATTGAACAAAGACAGTGTTCAGGAAGCAATCAAAAAGCTCCCTGCGAACCCCTTTACCATTTTCCATCATCTGGGGGGAGTCGAAAATATTGAGAGTGGGGGGGACTCGAAAAATTTTAATGTCCCACCTCAAAATTCTGACAGTGGGGAGTCTCAAATTTTTTCAGTCCCACCTGAAAAAATTTCGAGTGGGGAGTCTCAAAATTTTCGAGTCGATATAGATAGTAGGATAGATTCCCCTGAAGATATTGAGATAGATAACGAAGAAGAGGATACATATCCTCCGCATTCGCAAGACGCCGGCGATTCCGGCTCCGCTATCGCTTCGCCGACGCGCGCGCCTATCTTTTTTGCTCTTTTGCCCTGGTTGTGGGTAGACAGCAAAGAGACGCCCTCCAAGCTTCTTGTTCAGTTTGCTGGTACGCTCCATGCAGGAGAGCAGCAGCGGAGACTTCAGATCCTGGAGCACTATCAACAAATGTTCCAGGCAAAGGGATTCACGCCCTTGGTCGAGTTAGTTACGCAGCCCCCTGAGCATACGGAGGACTTTGCTGTACTGCCTCCCTCACTCGAAGCAGAATGCGAACAGGTTCTGGCCGCGTATGCTCCCACAGATCGCGACACGCACACTCGTGAACCTGTTTACTATACCCTGGATCAAGGGCTAAGACAGCCATGGGAAGAGGAACCCTCACAGGAGAACGTGTACACCAACTCACAGCGCGAGGATGGCAGCGTGTACAGTGCTGGCGACGAGCTGCATGCGCCATCTCAGCAGTTATCCACCGCGGCGGTCAGTTATCCACGGGCGAGTGCAAAAGTCGCAACTGGCAAGCGCTCTCAAAAAAAGAGCGAGCCAACAGGGCCAGACTCGCCATCGACTATCACGGCGATGCCGCCGGCGGATGCTGAGTGGAAAACGACCACGTGCTTGCAGCTTTTTACCTATTGGCGCGGCCATCCGCTCTTGTCCAGATACCAGAATATGCGCGCTTCTCAGTGTGCGAAGGCCCTGGCGCAGAACTATACCCGCGAGCAGGTCGAGCAGGTGCGCAAGTACATGGTGGAGGATGACCCCTGGTGGTCACAGCACCCGGAGAAAGTGGACGTCTGCAGCGTGGCCGAGCACATCCACGAGAAACTGGCGGAGATGGTCCGCGCAAAGAAGCCCAAGGAAGCGTCAGGGCAGCGCCGGCAAGGTGCCGGTAGTCAACCCAAAGACCCCGGCCAGGTGCTTTGGTACGACAGCAAGACGGGCGAACAACGAATGATGACCTATGCCGAGGCCGACGAACACGGATGGGAGGGCGGCTTCGGAGAATTTATCCAGCATACCAACTACGGAAAGGTAGGTACCCGATGAGCGAAGAAGAAATGACTTTCCCGGATGAGGAAAACATCCCAGAGGTGACAGGTACGGTATTTGTCCCGTTCACCTGCCCGCGCTGCAAACTCACTCTCACCAGTCCAAGTATGCATGGCTGGCTCAAGGACTACAGCGAGCACGCTGAGCACACTGGTCACCATCGCAAGTTTGGCTATTGCGAGGTGCCCTGCCCGGAATGTACCGAGCAGGCCCAGGCCCGCTACAAGGCGGAAATAGTGGCGCGCCTGCTGGGGGACTCGCATATCCCTCACTACATGGCGAACTGGTCTTTTGCCAGTGCTCCTGCAGATCTTGACGCGCAGGCAATGGCAAAGTGTAAAGCGTTCGCCAGCGGGGATCTGCCCCAGCGAGGCCTATTCGTCCATGGCGAGCTGGGCATCGGCAAGACTGGCATGGCGATCAGCATCATCCAGGCAGCCATCGAGCGAGGCGAATCAGCCGCATTTCTGCGTTCGATCGATCTCATGAACCGATTGCGCGAGGCCGTTGCCAAGTCCATGCGCCATGAGCCGGCGGATGGCGACGAGCTGCTTGAACTGGCCAAGTCTGTACGCTGGTTGGCCCTGGACGACCTGGCCACTGAGCGCCCGACGCCCTTCGTGCTTGAGCAATTGTACGCGCTGGTCGAGGCCCGGCGCTCTGCTGGCCTGTACACCGTGTTTACCTGCAACTTCAACCTGAGCCAGCTTGAAGCGCAATGGCGACCTGCTGATGTCCCATCTGGCGCGTTCCATGCAGGCCGGCGCGTGGTTGAGCGCATTGGTGAGTATTGCACGGGTGTCACGCCGAAAAATGCCAACCTGCGGCGCCGCGGAAAGGCAGCATAGGAGGTTTTCATGGCCAGCAGGACGCGCAAACTTTGCTACCCACCCAACTGGGAAGCGATGGCCCTGGCGGCGAAAGAGAAAGCCAACTGGTGCTGCGAGTGGTGCGGAGTTGCGCACGGTACCGAGCGCACCAGCCTGAAAGGCAATCCCTACAAGGTGTTTCTGACGGTGCACCATCCCGACGGCGACACGGAGAACCCGAATGCGCGAATTGTCGCACTGTGCCAGACCTGCCACCTACGGGACGACGTAGCAATGCATGTCCGGCACGCACGCGAGACACGCCAGCGCAAGGCAAGGGAGTTGGCGCAGGCAGCGGGGCAATTAGAACTGTTTAGCTGAACAAGAAAGGAAACTGAGCCAATGGAATTTCTTTTCAACGCGCTGCTGTCGATCGGCGTGTTCTTGCTCGACTGGTGGGTTCCGCTGGCGCTGCTGGCCATCATGATCCTCGCCGCCTGGATGGTATGCAGCGAGTGGAGGTCCGCGCCGCTTGATCCGAGCGTGCCATTCACGGCAGAAGAATTGGCGGCGCCGCTGGGCGAGGATGTAAAGGCGCCGCTTGATCCGAGCGTGCCATTCACGGCAGAAGAACTGGCGGCACCGCTGGGCGAGGATGTAAAGGCGCTGCTGGCCAAGTGGTGCCAGGATCATGATGTGCTGGAAGATATACGGCTCGCACTGGATAAAGTGCTGAGCGAGGAGGAAGAACAGGCATGAATGCAAACGAAGAAACATACCACACCTATTTTTCGGTGTGCAGTCCAAACGCATACGCGAAATGGGGCGGGCTCGACGATGCGCTGATCCTGCGCCGTATCTTCACGATGGGCATTGAGCCAGTTGGCACTGGCATTCGCGGGCGTGACGGCAAGGTGTACAGGCACGCGCTGGTAGTGATGTCTCACAACGATATCAGTGCAGAGTTGCCGGCACTGATCCCAGAGGTAACAGATGGCTGGCTGCACAAAGAGGAAGTGCGCAAACCATGGAAAGAGCGAGGTGAAGCATGACACAAACGATAATCAAACCCGTCTCGGCCAGTGTGGCCCAGGCCCCGGCGCAGGATGATGTACTTCTCACGTTCAAAGAGGCGCAGACCTACCTCAAGGTGAGCCGCTCGACACTCTACCGCCTGATGTGGAGCGGAGATCTGCCATCGCAGAAGGTTGGCTCGACGTGGCGTTTCTATCGCGCCGACGTCCGCGCCTGTGTGAAACGCGAGGTGAGTGTATGAGCAGGCGCGTATTGGCAGATCTGCGCCAACGAGTGCAGATCGGTTTGCTTGAGAAGACGGAGACGCGCACGCTGGTTCTCCCCAGCGCACTCATGGATCACTTCCGCCATCTCGCCAAGCAACATGAGTCTGATGGCCAGCCACCGCGCTCTGAGGACGACGAACTGGAAATGTGGATCGTCGATCAGGCCCTGGCAGAACATCTGCAGGATTCGACCTCTGAGCAGAAACACTCGTAGCGCGTAAATAGGAGTCAGCCGTCCTCCAAAACCTCTGTACCCGAAAGACGGCATTAACCCTCACTCATGTAACGAGCGAGGCAAAAAGAAAGGCTCCAATTATGGGCACAAAACTCAAAGAACTCAAAAAGCTACAGCAGCGAATGCACCACAAACTCGGCTCGTCGCCGCTCATCATGTGGCTGTTGGGGGCGCTAGCGCTGATGCTGTGGCTCTCTGGTACCGTCGTGCAGATTCAAACCAGCGAATACTTGGCGATTGGCCGCGTTGATCGCGTCGCTGGCATCGACTGGGGCATTCTCGTTCAGCCGTGGTTACTAATAACGGGGAGCGCGCCCATTCAGTTCGCTACTGCTTGGGAGTACGCCTGGGTGGTGGAACTTGTTACTCTGGTGTTTGGCCTGGCTCTGACCATTGCCGTTGCGAAGATTTCGACCGTTAACCCGCACCTGGCTAAGTGGTATGTGATCGGGTCTATCTCACTCGTTGCATTGAACGGGTATGCGGATTATTCAGCGTCCCCAGGCGCAAGCTCGCTGGTTCAGTTTCTCATCGCGCTGGCCATCGGTGGCATCGTGGTTGTTGGGCTGCCTTTAGGCGTCGGATTGATCGAGCACGGGTTTGAGGAGTTCTAAGATGGCAAACAGGCATAAGCTCTTGGCGGCAGGGACTGCTATCGCCGTCTCTGAACCCGCCTTAGCCCTGATGCATCAGGGCGGACTTGGTGTAATTGCAGGCCTGGCGCTTGGGGCTGTTGCATATCAAGCGGCCGGCGATATTGCTGTGGCGACGGGCAAGGAGGAGGATTCCCCCTTACCCACACGTGCCAGAGATCCCCGCTGGCCATCAGTGATGCGCCGCATGTTCACCGGGAAGAGTATACGCGAGCAAGAGATAGCTCCTGAGCCATTAGATGGTGAGCCGTCGGGGTCGCTCCCAGAGTTTTTCACACTCTCGGATATTCTGGCAACTGGATTCAAACCATCGCTTGAGAAGATCTTTCTGGCATTCCTACCCGATGGCCTGCTCGTCTACGCACAAGCAAAGGGTCTGTGCCATGTGGCGCTGGCCGGGAGCACTGGCGGAGGCAAGTCGGTGCTTATGCGCCTGCTCATGGTCCAATTGTGTCATGCTGGCGCGCAGGTGCTCTTGCTCAATCCGCACTATACCTGCTACGACATTCAGGCGGACCCACCGGAGGACTGGACACCCTTTGAACAGTACCTGGTGGCAGATCCAATGGAGTGCCGACGCTATGAGGTTATCGAGCACTACCTGAAGCAAGTAGCCACAGAATTGCTTCCCAAACGCCTGGAGAAATACGCGCGCTCCCAGCCACTCGGCAAGCCATACTTTCTAGTGATCGACGAGCTGCCGGCGATTGTGGCGAAAATCAAAGAGGCGCCCGAATACATCGCGTCCATCTTGCGCGAGGGGCGCAAAGTCGGGATCTTCCTGATCACCGCCTCTCAGGATTTCCTGGTGAGCACGATCGCGCCTGGCGGTGGTGGCGCGGTGCGTGACTGCTTCCGCACGGCGTTCTACGTCGGCGGAGATCCTACCACGGCTCGTGTGCTTCTGGATATGCCGGCAAAGCTTGTACCAGAGAACGAGCTGGGCAAGGGGACGGTGATGCTGCGTGGAGGGCAAGTGAAGCAGGCCAGCCTCGCCCGCGTGCCCTACGTGGACAACCAGGCGCTCTACCAACTCCTGGGCCCCTCAACGTATCAGCCAGCCCGCGTTCCAGGGACACAGGCGCAAGCAGAGGACGAGCTACTAGCCTACATGGTTTCAGGCCAGCAAGAGGGGCAGGGGCGCGCATACCCAACACCGCGCGCTCCTGCCACTGCATATGATCGCCGCATGGCTCGCGAGCAACGTCTGCGCAGTGTGCCCGTCCAGTCCGCGCCTGTATCACCAGCTCCGCAGGTAGAAGAGCCCGTGGCGCCAGAGGATCGGCTGCACGGCGATGAGCGCAGTGTGCTTGAAGCCTACCGCGCTGGACTAAAGACGGGCAACGCGATCGCGCCAGAGACAGGACTGTCATCAACGCGCGTCAATCAAATTCTCAACAAGCTGTCCCGGATGGGACTGATCGACTGGCAACCACGAAAAGCATAGGCGGTGTGTTTCGTGTGTTTCGCGAGCAGAAAATCATCATTTTGTGCTCAAAGAACCACGAAACCGCCGAAAAATACACGAAATACACACAAAAAATACAAGGAAGGACCAAAACAATGACTGGAGAACAATGGATGCGCGGCACCGTGAAGACCGTCTTCATCCTGTGCTACATCGCCTTTATGGCAGCATCAATCAGGCACGTGGCGACCTTTTTCAATGGATTTGAGCCCGATCACGACAACGTTATCGGTTCGTATGCCCTGGCCGGGGCGTTCGATATCACCGCGCTGGTGACCACCATCGGCGTGATGTTCTTTCGCAAGAGCATGCCAACCTGGGTGCTGGTCATCGTGTGGGCATTTATCCTCTCGATCGCGGCATATAGCTTCTTCATCAACTGGGAATATGCTAGTCACTATGAGGACATGAGCATGCTCATGCAGCCCACGGGCGCAACTACACCCGTGTACGACTCGCATGGTGTGCTGCACTACGTTGCTGCGATGCAGGTGGATACAGGCCTGATCTGGGTGAACCCGATCCTGGCCAGCGGGTTCACGATCTTTTCGCTGGTGTACTCAGTCGTGGCGGAATTCTTTGGCACAAAACCGCCCACCGCCAGCGAGCTGGCCGCCAAGAAACAGTATCTGGAAGAGACGGCAGGCCTCCTCAAAGATATCGCTGATCTCCAGGCAAAGAACAAAAAGCCGGGGCTTATGGAGCGCGCGAAAGAAGCTGCAAAAGGCCTGAAAGAAGTGGCCGATACCTTTGGCAAAAGCGAGCAATCAACGCCCTCGATAAATACCCAAGAAGAGCTTCAAACAGACGCGGAAGAGGAGTGTATTACCCGCCCTTTGCCTGTCGTATCTGGTGAGTCTCAAACAGAAGAAATCGAAGCTATCCAGGTCGGCAAACTGCCCGTATCCGAGCAGGTATCGGACGCCTCGAACATCCTGTATCTCCCTGACTTTCAACCTGGCCAAATGGACGTTATTGCAGCCATCGAAATGCTGGCAACCTACTACCCTAAAATCGTCGCGTGGCGCGATGTTCGCGGCAAGAGCGTCCCTATTAAACAGGTTATTGAAATTTCAGGCGTTCACCATAAAACCGTTTATGCCTTGATCCAAAGAGGCACCCTAATCAAGCCCAACCGCGCCCCCGATAAGGTGTTCTTAACCGGCGTTATTGAGTGGCTCATAAACGAGGTTAAGACGACAGCAAAACCTCCTGTAAATGCAGCTCTATAAAGCCGCATAACAGAGGTATTCACAAGAGAAAGGACTCACCTATGTACCAACGACCTCTATCATCTATGCCGGGTCAAATCCGCTGTATTGAATGCAGCGACGGGACTCTTATGAACCGGGTTCCCGCTGATCCCGGCGACACACAAAACGCGAAATATCGCTGCACGAAAATGCACATTCGGAAGATCAAAAAGATCTCGTCACTCCGCGCGGAGCGGAACCAGTTGCCAAACGGCGCAGCGTAGGGAGGAGAGAGAACCGTGAAGATTCACACCATTAGCTGGGCCAGACTGATTGGCTTTTTACTGTTCGTCTTTACGCTCTGCATTCTCGCAGCGGCGTTTCATTAGTTCGTGGCTGGCCAGTCACCACGCTGGCCAGCATTCTCGAAAGGATAATACTATGAGCGCTCTCCATCTCCGAGATCTTTTCCACCCGTGGAAAATTTGGCAGGCCGGGTTTCGCGCAGGCGCCACATTGACACTCAAGAACCAGGGCGAAGTGGCACACGATGCCAGTCAACAGCCCGCGTCTGTACAACACACCGTCGTACATGCATACAACCCCACTCGCATCAAGGCTATGGCGAGAGAAATGCGCACGCCACGCATCACACTTCCACCCTTTCATGCGTACATGCACACCCATGCTGTGCCCCTGGCCCGTCATGCACAGGTGCCTGCCCCTGAGCAGCCGATACCAGAGGACGCACCAGATGACTTAGGGCTCAACGACTGTCCGCCTGCGCCAGCATTGCCAGAGCCGGTCTTGTTGCCCGAATGGGTGACTGCGGATATGCCAGATGTTAGCCAGCAGCTTACCCTGCATGGCAATGAGGATCGCGCGACACTGCTCGGCGTTCAGCCCAAAGACTGCGAGCCGGAACTGAGCGAAAAAGACGAAGATGCGACTGAGCACGTGGCGGCAATAATCAAGCTGCGCCACTGCGAGCACGAGCAGAAAGGCGCATGATAATGTTGTGTTTATCTGTAAAACAGCCCTGGGCAGCCCTCATCGTCCAGGGTACCAAAAATATTGAAAATCGTGATTGGTACACTGACTATCGCGGCCCGCTACTCATCCATGCGGGCAAGACTTTCGATCCGCATGCGTTCGACTGGCTAGAGCAGCACCTGAGCGCCGACGAGAAGCGAAGATTGCCGCGTAAGGATGAGTACCAGCGCGGTGGCATCGTTGGCGTGGTTCGTTTGGTGGACGTGGTGACGAGCAGTGAGAGCAGGTGGTTTCAGCAGGGCAAGTATGGCTGGTGCTTCAATTGGGCGTAGCCACTGGAATTCTACCCGCTCAAAGGCGAACTGGGCCTGTTTGAGCCACATCCCGCAGTGTTGGCGGCCATTCGTCAAGAGTGGCAAGAGAAGAGAAAGGCGAGCAACCAATGCGCTTAACCATTGAGCAGAGGCAGGAAATCCGTACA